CCTGATATTTTATTAAATTCTTTTTGTTCCCATCGATATTTATCTTTTGGAAACCATTCTTCTAATTCTGGAAAATAATAATAAGATAGTGACCATTTAGCTTCTAATTTTTTAATACAATCAGCTAATCTTTTATGGGTTTCTAATCCAAATTCATGATTACTATAGTATTTTTCACAGTTATAATATGGTGGATCTAAATAAAAATATGTTTCTGGACTATCATATTTTAACATTAAATCTTCAAAATCTATACTTTCAACATTTGTAATCTTGTCTAAATGGTTTAATATTTTCTTACCGTGGTTAGAACCATTCATTTTCTTTCTAAAGGATTCAAACTTACAGTTATACTTACCTTTTAAGTCAATGAAAGAACTGGTTTCTGGTTTAGAACCGGAAAAAACTTGTGATAGGACATATGAATATTTAACACCATTTTCATAATCAGGATTATCCATATCTAATTTAGGTTGATTTGTAAATATTTCTTTTTGATATTCATCAAACCATTTTTTAAATTTAGGATCTGTTAGTGAAACATTTTTTCTTTTTTGTTGGCACTCTTGATTTTCTAAAAAAGGATAAAACTCTTTATATTTTCTAGCACAAGCAAATATATTAGCATTTAAAACATTAAAATCATTATAGATTACTTTTTCTAAATCAGGGTATTTGTCTAAATCCATAGTTAGATAAACATTAAACATCCCACTAAATGGTTCAGAAAATATTTTTATATCTTTTGGAATAAACTCTTCAATCCATTTACCCATTGAGCCTGATTTGGCCCCTATGTAACTTATCATCTATATTTTTGATATTTATTACTTTTATCTAAAATAATGGAAATTGTTTAGTCTTCTTTTTTCTTCTTTTTGAAACGACTTCGATACCCTTTGAAATTAGGATTCTTTTTGGGTTCTTGTATTCTAAATGTGACAACTTTTTTACCGTTTATAGTTGGCATTCCAGTTTCATCTTTATCAATTTTCTTGATAATAGTTTTCTTATTTTTAAATTTTCCTAAATATACTGTGTCACCAACTTCAACGTCTATTACTATTTTTTCGGATGTTTTTTCTTCTTTATATTCATATAATTTACACTCTTGTTTAATACCCTCGAAAGGATCATTATCTTCAGATTCATTAATAAAGGTATTAAATTTTAATATTTTCATTTGTTATATATTAAATATCTAAATTTAATTCAAACTCTTATTTTTCAAATAGTCTTTTTTTCATACCAAAGATTAGGATTTAAAATTTTTTTATTTTTAAGTGATTTTTTTAATTCCTCTAATAAATTAACATTATTCCAATTAAAATTATCATCATAATCTTTATAATCACCCATTATACTTGTTATAAAATAACCATTATCTTCAAGAAATAAATTTAAATAATCTAAATGGTTAATAAGATTAATTAATCTCTCAGAAGAGTATTTTTGAAAGTAAATATTAATTACTTCGATTTTACCAAGGCCCTTTAAGAGGGAAGTGATATTTTCAGTAGAACCAGAATCTTTTCTATTAAAAATCATTATATGGTTTTTAATAGAAATTTCACCAGAATCATCATCAATGAAATCCGAAAGAACAAATTTACATTCATCTATTACATCATCAGTGCTTAATTCATTAAAGGTATTAATTTTCATTTAGTAATATGTTTAAATTTAATTCACGTAAAGTTACAATATCATTTTTATTTAATTCATAACCTCTTGATGTTCCGTCATTTATATCATCAAAAATATAAAATATCCAATGATTATTGATAAACATTCCTAAATCCCATTCAATTTGAAGTTCATATATTTTACCTTTGGTAAGCAACTTCTTTCCAAGAAAAGATGAATTATAATTCCCATAAATATCTTCACCAATATATTTTATTTTATAAATCTTCACTTAGTAAGTTATTTAATTTAGATTCCCGGAAAATTTGAATCCATTTTTTAGTATCTAATTCATTATAAACTTCTTCTTTTTTATAAACATAAAGTTTTTCTTTTTTTATTTCATAGAAAATTCCTTTTCCATCATAAAATTCTAAATAGATAAATCTATCGTCAAATAATTTACAAAATTTTATATTATTTACATGTTTACTATTTGGGTATCTTTCTATTAGAATTTCTTTAATGCTCATGATTACAATTTTTATGATGTCTATAATCTCTAATACCAATTATTAAAGATATTATACCAATAATGGCCCATATTAAAGCCAGAATAGGACTATGCATTATCTTATCAATTAAAGATTGATGCTCGTGTTTTTCTATTGAATATGTTATTAGAAACAAAGATTGTATAAATTGTACAATATGTGTTAGTCCGTGCAGTAAGTTTAAAATTCCTACTGAAATAAGAAATAATGATTTATTTTTCATCTAATATATTGTTAAGTATTAATTTTCTAGATTCTTCTAAATCATAAAAATTATTGAAACTTGTGGTAATAATACAATTTCTATCTGAGATTATTTTATATCTAGCAGATGTAATCTCTATAACTTTATAGAACTTATCCCTTGTTAGGTTTAATGTTTGTCTCTTCGATATAACGATCATTTAGAATTTTATTAATTTTATTATCTCTTATAATTGGATTTAGTACATCTAATATACATGACTACCATAATATCTCACCAAAAATTTCAGATTCAATTTCTTCTTTTGAAGGACTAGGCATTTTTGAAACTTTAAATGGTTTTAGAAGACCACCACAACGATTTATTTGTCTTGCCATTTTAAAAAATTATTTTAAATTTATTTTCTCTAATCATTTCTTTTGTTAATTCTTTTCTTCTATCTTGATTTGAACACCAGAAACATCTATTTCCTTCATGTTGATAATGTATTGTGAATGAATATGAGCAATCTTCACAATAATAATTATCACAAACATCACAAACACATTCCTCATAAATATGAAGTGAATAACAAATATGACAATATTTAACTTCTGACATTTAAATTATCTAATAATATTTGCTGAACTCTAACTATTATGAGTTTAAGTTCATAAATTTGGCCTTGTATATCTAATCTTGGATCATTTTTAAAATCTGATTCAAGTATTTTTTCACGAACTAATAGTTCTTTATAAAATTCTTCCATTTTACAAATATAATTAAAAATCCTAATATATAAAATATGAGTATATTAAAATTTAATAATTTTAAAAGCAGAGGCGATATAAGAAAAGAGAGTATCTTATTAGGATTATAATGGATTCAATAGATTTACATCTTAAAAGATGGAACTAATAAAGTATATTAGATATTTTATTATTTCGATAAGTATCTATATCTAAAAATCTATCAGAATGATAATAATTTATATTACCAAAATCATTAGATATTAAATATTCTGACCAATTTCCATTTCTAATCAATTTATTAATAAAATATTTTTTACCAATAGTTAAACTCACACTATCACTTGAAGCACCATCACAAAAAGAATTATTAACACAAATTACCCACATATATCATTTATCTTAACATCTCTATTCTTAATTATAGCTTCTTTTGTAATTGGTAATTCTTGAATTAACTTTTCAATTTCAGCAACTTTATCAAAATCAAGATACCCAATAACATCACTAGCTATATGAGTATCATAGCTCAGCTCAAAACAATCTTCATCACCTATTAAAACAGCTATTTCATATAATCCATCTCTACCACCATATGAGTATTGGTTAGATATAATACTTATACCCCATCCATTTTTATAAAATATTCTTTCGCTATAATCCATATTTAACAAATATAGTAATTTTATATATATTGTTATGAAATATTTAAATTATTTTAATGAAGGAATAGGGCATAAAAAAGAAATTTATTTTGGATTCGGGTGGAAAGAATTTGATCCAAAAGCTGAAGGATTTCATGCTTTAAGAATTTGGAGAAAAAAATTATCAAAAAAAGGATTTAATTGTTTAATAAGAGAAATTGATCCCAGTATAGGAAATAGTTATATTGCCTATTTAGAAGATTCTAATGGAACTATAAATTATATGGATGATATTCAAAATCCTATTATTTATAAAAAATATACAAGTGATCCTCTTTCATTTGCATGTGAAATATGTGAAAACCAATTAGATTATTATAATAATCTAGATATTTTTCCAAAAAAAGACGATATCGAAAATAGTCTATATCCATTCACTGATGAAGGAATAGAAATATCTAAATTAGAATATGGATATTTATATGGATCCTTAGAAGATAGTGATAATTATGACTTAGTTCAATATCATCGTTATAGAGGAGTATCTACTTTTATTTGTGGAATTATATTAGGCATGAATAACTTGAGTGATTTTAATAATCTAGATATAGATGATTGTTTTCATGAATTTAAAATGAATTTAGATTTAGATAATGAATTTAAAATCAATTATATAAAGGATACTAGAGGTTTAGTAATTTGTATAAAAAAATAGAAATTTACTTCTTATCATAATATTTAAAAACATCTTCAAGTTGTTTAGGATCTTTTAATATTGTATAATAACATTCATTAAAACCATCTTCAATATAATGTAAATCTCTACTTTCTGCTTCAATTTTTGTAATCGGAACTCTAACAACATCAATATAAAATGTCTTAGGTTTAAATGGTAGTCTTGCATATTGACTACTTCCTATTAATTCAAAATCTTTATCATCAATATAAACTCTACCAGTAAAAGTGTCCCATTTTTCTTCACCTTTCCAAACAATTGCATCTACATAAGATAATTTACCATCGGGATTCTTAAATAACCCACTACATCTTGAATTTTGCCATAAATCACCACTACTAATTTCACTTATATCAACCCATTCATTTTCGTTTCCAATTACATCACAGATAGGTTCATGTAACATTAGCTTTTTTACTGCTTGTGAAATTGCAGAAGCTGTGTATTGGGCAGATCCTCCACTTTGTCCACTCTTTCCAAAGGCTTCACATAAAGCTAAAATTTCTTTTTCAAAAGGTGTAATAATTGAATCTGGGGTTGTTGATTTGAGAATATCTAATTCTTGCTTTGCAAATTTTTGAGTACTTGTCATATTAACTTAAAATTTTATTTATATTAGATTCTCTTATTTTAGATCTTATCCAAGATGTTTCTTTTTCTAAGTCACTTTCAGTTAATCCTAACTGATTCATAATTGCTTCTAATAAAATTATCTTATTAGCTGAGTAATAACTTGGTGCGCCCCAAGGTTCAGATGTTTCATTAATTTCTATTGTTTTCATATTCATAATCTTATTTATAATTCTATAAATGGATATGATTAAAGTTTAATATATAAAATTATGAAATATTTAGAAACATTTTTAGAAAATAATAGTAAAGATATTGGTAATATTAAAGATATTAAAGATATTATTCGGAATTTAAGAGGAATTTCAAAGGAGAGGAAAGAAGAAGCAATTACTTTGTTAAAACCTTATACTAAAGCTGGTAAATCTAAAATAACGGAATTAAATTTAAGTAAAAGTTTATTAGATAAAATAGAAAAAGGTGGGTATCCATCAGGATTTAGTATGGGTATTGATAAAAACGGGTATTTTATTCATACACATAGAGCTCGTAGTAAGAGTTATGAGAGTCCTGATAAAATACCTGTTAAAGATATGAAATTTATACAATCAACAGGATGATAGAATTAAAAAGAGAAGAAGTAGTTAAAATAATTAAAGAACAATTATCAAAAACTGATTTTAAATTTCTTGATGATAAGGAGTTAGAATATTTATTACTCCAAGTTGGTATAGGAATTGATCCTGAAGCTCCTTATTTTGGAGAAAAAATAAAAATAGTAGAGTAAAATTTTACTCTAAACTTTTAGTTACTCCAATTTCAATTGTTGGTAATTTATTTTCAATTTCTTTTGATTTAACTTCTTTAGCAATTAAAGCATCAGCTACATTTTTAATATTTTGTTCAATATTTTTATGAAAAGCTTCTTCTGAATATGTTTCTGGATAATTATGTGGTATTTCAACTATTTCAGTGCCAAAATCAAAAGTAAATTCAACTTTTGTAAATAGAGTTTCTTTATCTTGTCTTATAGATATTATTTTATATTCCATATTTTATATTAATTTTAAATATATATAAAAACATCATCTACCAATTTATAATTTATTTTCTATATAATCATTAAATAAATTAAGAATTACTTTAAATTGATTATGTTTATAATATAAATTAGATATATCGGGATATAATATTCTTTCAGTTGAATTATTTTCTAAATTCTTATCAATAATAAAAATAGATTTCCTAATAAATTTAAATTCTGATTTATAAGTTTTAAAAATATCTATAATTTCTTTATCTATAACTTTTTTAGATAAAATATTAACATCATAATAAAGATGAACAAGATTTAATATTCTAGAATAGAGATCATCACTTTTAAAGTCATGTGTTAGATCTATTTTCATCTTTCTACTATCATAATTTGAAATTAAATCAATAAACTTTTCAATAAATTTTTCCATTAAATATATATTCAATATTTAACTTACCTTAAATATTTTTGAAAACTAATTTACAACTAAGATTGTGTGCTAGCTTTCTTATAAATTGTGGATTAGCTTTAGTTTTATGTAGTAAAACTGGTTTTTTGATAATATCAAATGTTAAATCATCATTAATATAAATCAAACCGGCATATTCTGGAACTTCTTCTAAACTTATTAATCCTTTTGGTGTAATGAAGTTAAAATAATTTGGAGATAGATACATCATTTCACCCTTTATAATCTTTGTATGATTCTCTTTTATCATCTGAGAGTGTTTTTCTTTTATGAAGTCCTTTTTATAATCAGATCGACTTATTTTGATTTCATACTCATAAATATAATCTGATTTAGAAACTGATATAACATCGCACTCAGATAACTTAGATATAGTAACATGAGAGCTAATAGGTGAGTGTCCTTTTAGATATAAATACATACATAGAGCAGCTTCTATATTTTTTGATTTGGAGTTATCTCTTTTTATTTTATTAATACTTGACTTTCTTGACAATTTACATTATTATTTTTTATAAAATCGATAATAATATTTTCTATATTATTATTTTCAGTGTATGGTATTCTAAGTAAAGGTATTTTATTTTCGGAAGCGTAATTATTCTTTATAAAATCATTTCTTAGTGTATTACTAAAGTTATCTTTATGATAGTATTTAATTTTTTTAAAATGATGCTCGCCATCATATTCGATTAATATATTTAATTTATTTAGATAAAAGTCAAATGGTAACTTATTAATATGTCTACAATTTTCGAATGTAAATTCTGATTTAAAATCTATATCATATTTTATCAAAATATTTTTTATCTTTTCTTCTCCTCGACTACCTTTCAAAGCACCCTTCGGATTGCCACCATTTAAATGTTCTGTTGGTGAGTATAAATATTCTTTATTATTAAAAATAAGTATAATTTTAGTATAATTATTAACATATTCAACTTTTGAATAGTCATATTTGTTTCCGTGTATAAGTTTAGCCTTTTCTATAAAATCTTTTGTATTTTTAACTATCATTTTTTCAACTTTTTTACCGAGTAAATGGCTATATGGTAAAACATAAAATATCTTGTTTTTATAAGATATTTTTATTTTTTCCTCCATTCCTTTATACTCAACAAGTGAATAGTCATATTTGTTTCCGTGTATAAGTTTAGCTTTATTTATAAATTCATAAGTATTAAATTTTTTTACTAATTCAGGACACTTACCAGCTAAATGTTTTAATGGTCTTTGTTCATAAATGGAACCATTTAGTATTATTTTTACTTTTGTTGAATTATTAATATAATTAACAAGTGAATAGTCATATTTATCTCCATGTATTAATTTAGCTTTATTTATAAATTCATAAGTATTGGATTTTTTTGATAAATTATCAGGACATTTACCAGATAAATGTGCTTCTGGTTTTTGTTCATATATAATATTATTAAAGATAATTTTAACTTTTGTAGAGGAGTTAATATAGTTAACAAGTGAATAGTCATATTTATCACCGTGTATTAACTTAGCCTTTTTAATAAAAATATCAGTAGTTAATCTTTTATTTAAATTTTCAGGACACTTACCAGATAAATGTGATGCTGGTATTTGTTCATATATTTCACCATTAAAGATAATTTTAACTTTGATATCACTTCTAATATATTCAACTAATGAATAGTCATATTTATCACCATATATTAACTTAGCTTTTTCTATAAAACAATTTTTTTTATTTTTCATATTATATATATTAAATATATAACATCACTTTCATGTAAACTTATTATTTTTTAATATATTAACCTAATTATCCAATAATTTATATAGACTCACCTCTCGATATTTAGATATATCTATAAAAGAATCTTCAAAAGATTTAGGTAATATAGGATATTCTAAATCTCTTCTAAATTTATCTTTAATACTATATCCAAAAAATGTTGTTGAATATTCATATATTTCATTCTTTTTAACTTCAAACTTAAAAGAGGTGTTTTTAGTTCCAAAGTCGAATGTTGTATCTTTTATACAAATTGCTTTCATAAACAATTTTCTTCAAGCCAATCATGCATATTATCTCTAGTAGGAGTATCACCTACACCCCATTTTAAGGCATCTAATTTTATATCTTCTGGAAACATATTCCAGTATTCAATAATTTGTTCATTGGTTAAGTCTTCTTTACCAAGTGCGTTAAAAATTACATCGTGTAGGGTATTCAAATCAGATTGATCAAATTCTATTTTAGTTAAATCAAATTTCATATTAATTAAATTTCTAATATATACTTTATTGATATAATTAAGTTTAAAATATTAATATATAATGATATGAAATTATTAAGATTTAATGAGAGTATTGAACAAGATAATATAAAAGACTATTTTATCGATTTTATAGATGATGATTTTAGATTCTCAATCGGTGATAAAAAATATTGTGATCAAAACGGTCTCAACTATAAATCCTATCCATTTACTGGTTTTGCTTATATTGAACATTCAATTGATATTCTTTTGAAAAAATCGAATGAATATAAAAGTTATGAAGAAGATTTCATCAATTCTATAAATAAATGTTGTGAGTTAGAAGGATTTGAAATAAAGAATTATAGTTTTGAACATTCTTTTGGTGGAACTCATAATTATCATTTTAAATGTTCTTTAAAAGAACCATTTGATGAAAAGGTTGATGAAACAACTCAATTTATGAATGATTTCATTACCGCAATTAAAAAAAGAATACATGAAAATACATATAGTACATCATTTGGAAATGATGATATTATCATTGAAGATAAAGGAGATAATGTTATAATAAGATCAACTGGTGAAATTAATACACAAAGTAAATTTAAAACTTTATCTAATTGGGTTAAAGATTCCGGTGATAGATATTATTCACAATATTCATCATCATCAAAGAGGTTAAGAACAACCAATGGATATTATACATTTGATGTGAAAGTTCAAGTTCCTAGATTTGAAAATGAAACTATGGTAAGACCTGGTATTTTAACCATAAGTAATATAAAGATTGTTCCAAATAAGTGAAATATTTAAAAACATTTTTTGAAAATTCTGATTCTAAAGTAGAAATTATTAAATCAATAATTGATGAAGAATTAGATATATCTTATAATAAATTTAATTTTAAACTTGATAAGGAAAATATCGATCTTGAAAAGGATGTTATAATAAAGTTAATAATACCTTATTGGGATAAAATAAAACAATCAAATGATACTGAATATCGAAATATAATGAATTTAGTTTTTGACAAGATTGAGTCGGAGTTACCAGTTAAAGAATTTTTTGATAAAGGAAATAAAGAATATAAATTACATATTTCTTGTGTAATTTATAAAATATTTATGGTGATAAGTAACTCAAAATAATTTTAGAATTTCTTCAATTTTTTTATTTCTAATAGTTCTCAAACTTCTTTTTAGATTTATAACTTGATATTCTGCTTTAACACTAATTGTTTCAATTTGAAAATCATCATCATCGTCAATTGGTAGTAAAGTATTAATTTGTTCTATATCTAAGCAAAATTCTCCGGTGGGCCAAATAGATACTTGTTTAGGATCTGTATTTGCTAATATAGTTTTACCATCCATAAGTAAATAATTATCATTTTGTTTTATTAATTTCATTCTATATACCTAATTTCTCTAATCGTTCTTCTCTCCATTCATCTCTATGTATAAAATTTAGATGTATTAGATGATTTGGAAATTCAACTGGTAAATAATCTTTATCTAAAAAAGTAGTGAGATCAGTAGTGAAATAAATTGCCTTATAGGTTTTACCATAAATAAAATCTAAACGGGGCTCCCCAATATAAACTAATCCTAAATGATTTTCAAACATACCAATCGATATTTTTATGAAAACATTCTCCGCAATTACAAAATACTTCAACAACTTCTCCGATTAAATGGTTTTTTTATCTATTGTATATATCGAGTTAGGAGAGTGTTTAAAATTAAATGTAATCCAATTTTTTAAAATATGTTTCCACATTTTCTTTTCTGACTTTTTAAAATCAGAACTTTTATACAATCTTATTCTCATATATTAAAGTTTAAAGAAGTCATTAAATTCTACTACTCTAATAAATTTACTTTTTTGGCATTCTACACTTCCAACACTACCTGGACTGAGATCATCACTATCTGACCATATTATAATACCGGTTGGTGTGCTCATCATTTGGGGAACGAAGTTAATATAAAGTATATCTTCACTTAGGAATTTCTTTATATGATAAGGAAAAACTTATATTAAATTTTATAAAAATGGATTAAATATTGTATTCTCATTCAATTCCATTTCAATATCATTTAAATTATCTGTTACCTTTTCAATAAATCTTATATTAACATGTACACCCCATCTTAACAATCTAATTGATCTAATTGATTCAAATATATCTTCTACTTTACTAATTTTACCAAGTAATCCAATAGAAGGTGTTGGGTAGCAACACATAACTACTCTTACATAATCTCCTATTTTAATTTCTTCACCATTTTTATATTTCATCTTATTAAATAATAGCGTTTGTTTTTTTATTATTACTATCTAAGTAATAGTCATTTAATCTAAAATTTGATATTTTCATATCTCTATATATTTCATGACCGATTCTACTCCGTGAAAGGGAAATTTTTCACAGAAGTCTGAGTGAGTTAATTATCCAAAAATGTATTTTTAGTATTAAATAGACTTTAATATTTTAAAAAAAATATCTTTAGTATAAAGGCCAGGATCAATATTTTGTTTGTTAAGCTCACTAACAACTTTTCTAGATATATTAATTAATTCAACATATTCATTTTCTAATATATCTAAGTGTGTGTTTAGATTATATTCTGGAAACTTCCATGACTCATCAAAATATATCAACTCTTCTATTTTTTCTGAGAAATCATTATTGTTAACAAATTCATTTATGTGTTTCATAAAATTTTAAAATTTTTTTGATTCTTGGTAATCCAAGAAAAATTGTTTTTATTTATCTCCTGATATTCTGTTTTCATCACCTGTTTTCATTTAATATATATAAAGCTTCAACCCATTTTGGATGATTTTTATTTTTAACCAATTCCAATAATCTATTACTATAAAGTCTAACATATGTTTCAAATTCTAATTCTGATCCATCTTCTACTTTTTTAATAAAATTTTTAATTGAATCATCTATAGTTACTAATTTAGTATTTTTACGCTTTATAACAATTGAATAATTGTTTTTATCTATTTGATAATCTAAGTCTGTTGTTAATATTTCTTCTGCTGCATAGACTTTCAAATCTTCTAAATAGTATTTACCATTCTCATTTATTAATAATTTTGATATTTTACCAATAGCATCTTCTTTAATAAAAGGGTATGCTACTTTAATTATTTTAACTATATCACCAGATTTCATAGATGATTATTAATTTTTATAAGATAATAAGCACCTGATCCCTCATATGAATAAGAATCTCCCTTTAATAATTTAAATCTCTTTAAATTGTGTAGATAATACATGTAGAATCTTTCCTTTTTTGGATCAACATATCCAATAGTATAAACTGGATTGTTATATCTTCTGTCATACTCATTTATAAGATAAATAACAGAACCCAAAACTGTAAGTTCTTCATCATATCCAGTTAAAACATCAAAGTCAATAGAAAGTCCTCTATTTTTTAGAGAAAAGTATATAGTTGGTATATCTTTACCATCACAATAATCATATAAATATTTACCATCAGATAAAATATGATTTCTCTCATCTGTATTTGAAAAGTATAGAGAATATTCATCATTTTTAGTTTTAAATTCAAAAATTGTAGTTTCCTTATTAAAAATTAAATCTTTTCTTTCTTCATAATCAACCGGAAACATTTTAAATTCAATTTCTTCATTTATAAACTCAATATATTTTTTTAATTCTTTCATATCTCTATATATTTCATGACCGATTTTACTCCGTGAAAGGGAAATTTTTCACAGAAGTCTCATTTTAGTTAATTATCCAAAAATTACTTACCTCTTTTCATTATAAAAGCAACCTCTCCATAGGCATCATCAGAATTACCACATAGCCAGTCTAATTCATGTTCTATTATAACAGAAGGTCCTAATTTACTCCTCCATATATTCCTATATTGTTTACAAGCATGTGTAGGTGTTTTATCTTTTGAGTAAAAAGCAATTTTTTCAAAACCTATCTCATATTCAGAATTAAAACACTCTACATATCCATATAGATTATATAACATTTTAAAACTATTTAGTCCTAAATTTCTTGGAACTTCTTTATATGGCCAAATTTCTGTATTTGTCCACATCCAACCATCAAAAATATCTAAAGTATATGAAACACAATTAAAATCTCCAGTTGTTTTAATTATTTTAAAATTATTACCAATTATATTCGGAAACCAAGATTCTATATCACTTCTTATATCCATTTTCAATTGCCCAATTTTCCCAAAAATTAACTATTTCGCTACTAGTCTCTCCTATTGGCTCAACACCTGTTAGTTTCTTTAATGCTATATTCCATATATATGATTTTCTATCTACCAAATACGTAATAACAGATTCTCCCATCTGAACTACTTTTTTATATGAATCTCTATTAGATATATGTTCTGGATCAGAAGATGGTGTATTTTCTGCTTTTTCAATTAATGAATATATTTCAGCATCATTAATAAACTCATTTATTTTTCTTATATGTTTCATATCTCTATATATTTCATGACCGATTCTACTCCGTGAAAGGGAAATTTTTCACAGAAGTCTGAGTGAGATTTAAATTGTCAATTCACTCTTCAATGCCTTGTAATTGAATCCCCACTCCGTAAGGGCAGATATCTACTTTAATTTTACTTTCACGGCCCTGTTGACAATCGGCAAAGTCATTGCAGGAATTTTGTAGATTCTGATATTTTCTTATATCAAGGTTAGGATATAAGCTTTATCAACCAAAACGATGTGCTTTCATTTAATAGACAATTGACATTACTATATGGAACAAACAATTTTAAGACCATATAGTATATATTTATTTGTCACCCTTTCCTTACAAATTAGTTGTAAAATTGTTTAAATAGTTCTTTGGGATCTATCGATCCTTCTTTTACTTGAAATTGTAAAAGTCTTTTTTCAGGAATAGTATTAGATATTCTCCAATCTGAAACTGATTGGCGACCAACATTAAAATATTCTTCAAGTTTAATATCATATTTCTTCTTTATATAGAAGTCTAAAAACAAAAAATCCATATATTATCTAAGATTTATAGTTGGAAAATAAGAGTATTTTTCATATTCTTTATATGAATTTATTTCGATATTATTTGACTTCACATATATTTCAAAATTTCCACTATCTGAAAATCCATCTGAAATTAATCTCCATTTAATTAATATTTTTTTATCTATCAATCTTAATGGTTTTATTTCCAATCCATTTGAAATATACTTATCTCCACAAACAAGAACTTTTTCAAATGGAATAATACCACCTTCACCGTTATTATATAACATTGTGTCAGTTTTATACCCATTATGAATACTTTTAAATGTGTTTAATTCTAAATCAGAATCATTTATTTCGAATTCTATTTTGAAGTTATTTATCGTGTCACCATTATTTGAAATAATAAATTTAATTATTTCAAAATCAAAATCTTCTTGAATAATTCTACCAATATTTGAAATTGATTCTAATCCATTTAATTTATAATTATTTGTATATTTTTCAAAAATAAATTCACTCTTATTAATTGATATGTCTATTTTAAAATTTCTTTTTTTATCATTATCATTATTAATATTGATATCACCACCTTCTGATTGAATAATAATTCCATTATTATTTTTATTCTTTATATTCTTAATATTGGATTTAAACGTAGATCCAAAAATTAATTTTATTAAATCGATTATTTTTTTCATTTATATTAATTTTTTAGTAGTATTTTGGTATATTTTCTTCAATAAATTTAATTTCTTCTTCTGTTAAATCAAATTCTTTGTATAATTTCTCATCTGTCCATTCCTTAGTGAAGTCTAACCAAGGTATCATCTCCATCTCACCACAATATAAATTTTGATTATTTTTATTAAGACTTAAGCAAAATCTAGCAAAATTTGTTTTAACATAAGAAATTAAATTATTAGACTCTTCAATTGTATTAAAAGAAGCTTGTGTCTTTTCTCTTTGTTTTCTTGGTAGTTTTGTTGGTTTCAAATCTTTTGTTACCATTGTATAAAAATCAGGTTTAACCATTATTTTATTTGAATTTAAGTCAACATGTCCACGAATTTGTGATAAATTGACATAAAAATCACCACCTTTATCATTCAATAATCTTTTATATAGGTTATCATTTTTTGTATGATTAAATATCTTCTCTTTCAATGTTAAATATAATTCTCTATTAGAATATTTATTTATTTGGTAAATATTATCATATGATATCTCAACGTCATTTATCTTATCAACACATTTAATTACTGCTATTATTTTAGTTTTATTTATGTAAGTAATTACACAGGGTACAAATAGCTGAATACCAAATATTTTATTTCCATTAAATAACTCAATACTTTCCAAATGGTCTTTAACTAATTCTTTAGTCTCAGTAAATTTTTTTTGTCTTCCCTTTTCATCCAACAACCAAGTAGAAGGATGAACTATACAAGTTACATCAGCGATTTCATATGAAAGTCGAACAAATTTCATATCAATCATCTGATTAAACGGTGGATTACCTACCGAATAATTAAATGAATTTACATTCCAAACTTCTTTCATATGTTTTCTAAAACCTTCTTCTAAAGAGGAACCAGTGTAAATATTCAATTTATATTCATCATATGGATCCACCAAACACATGTATAGAAACATATTTTTTGGTTGAATTTCCGATACAAAAATTTGATTCTCAATTATATGTTTATATCTGAGTTCGGGATCAGGTTGCCATTTTTCTAATCCAATCATTAATCTATAAATAATAATAAGGGGAAATACTCCAGTTCCATTTGCCAAATCAACAAATGTATTAACCGGATTTTCAAATGCTTCTTTTGGAATTCTACTTAAAATATGTTTAGTCAAATTTAGATCAGTCATAACCTCTCCAAATTTTTTCTTCTCAACCTCACCAACTTTAACATATTCACGAAGCATTAGGATAACTTCCTTTAAGTGATCAATTTTAGATAGTTTTTCAGATTTAATAAAGGACTTTATCTTCTTAAATAGATTTAAGTCCTTATCCAATAAAGATAAAATTGCCAATCTTTTTTCTCTTATCGGTAAAGAAGATATCGCATTTTTAAATGATTCATTCATACCCGCGACTCCATCTAAAACCATTGAGTCTATTATCTCCTCAAATATATTTGAGTTACCTTTTCTATATTCATCATAATGTGCTACTGAGTATGTTGTTCCTGTTATAATCATAATTTATATATTAAAAACCTTGATTTTCCTAAGCTTTTAAACGATTTTAAGTCCAAATTCTTGTTCCAAAATATATTTATTTCTATCTTCTGGCGACAAACTTTCTAGAAAATCTCTTTCCTTTTGTTCCTCTAAATCCTCCTGAATTTTCTTCTCTTCTTCTATGATTTCAATCTTAACTTGTTGAATCATATCATTAAATTTCTTTTTATCAAATTTAACACTCACACCAATAGTTGGAGAAAAATCTGGCTTTTTATATTCAGCACCACCTTTACCATCATCTTCAAGTTCTGAAATATCCCATTCACTTTCAGGAATACCTTGATCTAATAAATATCCAATAATCTCCTTAACCCTCTGATAAAATGATTCATCAGAATCTACTATAACATAAACTAAATTATAATATTTTATCCATCCTTCCGGATTATCTAATGATATTTTACCATTAAGCAAATTAACCGTATCAATATACAATGCCCTATCACTACGCCCAATAGATTGTTGTAAAGAAATAATACTCATATTCCTTCCTATAACAGAACCATGTAAATTATTTACATTAATCCCCTCCTTAGCAACAGAATGTTGATGTAATATATTACCACCAGATTCTCTTATATCTCTTAATATATTATCACGATCCCCATTACTTGTTTCAGATGCCATAAAGTGATTCTTAACACCTGGTAAGTTACTATGAACTTCAGGATTCTCAGAAATATATCTACACCCCTCAACATGATCTCCAAATGTAATTAAATTCGGATTTTTATAATATGTTGATAAATCTTTATAAGCTGATATAATAGCAACAGCTTCACTTTGAGCTTTATCTATGTCCAATTTAATACGAGAAGCATCTCTACGAGATTCTGAATCATTTGATTTATTTTTAACTCTAATGATTTTAAATACTAATTTAGGAGCAACATATCCCCGTAATCTCAAATCATTTCTAGTAACTTTACAAAGTAATTTCCCAAATAATTCTTCATTAAATGAACTTAATATTTGACCACCTTTATTAGAGGCACTATAAAAAAGAGCACCATCAGTTCTCAATTCACTATTTTTAAGATATTCAGCAATTTCCAATTGTTCTTTTCTCTCAGCAGATGTTGAAATAACATTATGATATTCATCTACAATTTCAAGTCCAACTCTAATATCCTTTTCTTTTAATCCATCAATAATATCCGAATATTTAAGTCCATGAGATTTCATAGTTGTAAATATTACGACCTTTCTACCTAATGCGATTCTATCAGAAACAAATTTAATAGATTCGTCAATACTAAGGGTTTGTAATACATCAGCAATTTGATCATTATATCTTGGTTTAGACCCTGACATAATAATTAAACAAGAAACATTACTTTGACCATTATCATCACCAAACATTTTCCAAAGATAGAATTCTCTAAATGATTGGCTTATAAGTGATCTTGTTGGTAATATCATTACCGCAAGACTTTTATTATATTCTTTGAATGATCTATCAATATTATAGAACTGACAAAGAGTTTTACCTGCACCAGTTGATGCTTCAATTTTTCCTTTATTATATGTTCCATTAAGAACTGATTCAGTTCCTTCATATGTTACACCGTTGTTAGTAACACCATTAAGAATCCAATTTTGTATGTCTCTTGGAGTGAATGGATTTTCGAAATCATTTTTGGATGAATCTTTAATACATTTTCTGAAATCATTCCAGAAATTAGGATCTCTATTAATTAGTTCTTCTTGTGAATTCCTACCAAAAACTCGTCTTTTATTTCTTGCAGTTTTATACGAATAGTGAAATAAATCATCAGTATCATCTAAATTAGTGAAAAGTATATTATTATCCTTTTCAATATCATTATCAGATGCAATTGCACTATTTGTAGCTAATTCACCTATTGTAAATTGGTGACTTGGATTACTACGCCATTTAGATTGTATTTGACCTGGCTTATCATAAAAACTATTATATGTAAAGTCGTAACCAACGGTAAAAGCATCATCACTTGTATCAGTAATATTTTTAATACCGATTAGTGGAGTATCACCATATTTAAGGCAAAAGAATTGTGTAAATATTTCAAAAGCATTACCTACTCTTGTATTATATTCATCAGAACCTGGATTACCTCCAAATTCTCCAAATGTTTTAATAGCATCATTTAATTCTTTATAAGAATTAACATTATCAAATACTTGTTCATCTGAGATTTGATAAATTGAGAGGTGTGTTATTTTCATATGTAAATATAGTAAAAGTTTTTATTTATCAGTCAAAATCATCAAAATATATGAAATCTTTTCTTCCAAATCCTCAAGACTATCATAATGTAATTCAATTTTTTCCTTACCCACATCTGGATCACCATCCGGGATAAATTTTAAACCAGTTTCTTTAAACTCACCACCAAAATATTGGTCTAAGTAATAACTAGTTAAATATTTGTTTTTAATATTTAGTTTATTCATTTAATAATGTATTAATTTTATTTTCTCTGATAAGTGGTTTTATTAAATTGAAAATATGACTAAAACTATCATTATTAATATTATCAATATTAAAAACTCCTTTTCCAGAATATGATGTGTGATGTACAGTAATTTGTTTTTTAAAAAAGGAAGCATAATCAAACTCAGAATATTCTATCTTAGAAATTTCAATAATTCCATAAACTGAAAAAATTCCATATCTAACTAAATTATCAGATTGTTCCTTTGTAATATTTATTATTAAATTATTCATCTATTAATGTATTAATTTTATGTTCTCTAATAAATGGTTTTATTAAATTGAAAAATGATTGAAATTGACCATCTTTATCATTTACTTTGTAAATTTCATTTGTTTCATTTTGAGTATAATGAATTGTAATGAATTTGTATGCCATTCTTTCATGTGATAAAAAAGAATATTCTCTAGTAATATTCTCCATCATATCACTAGCCATATATTCTGTATATTTTACAGAATTAATTTTAAATGGATCCGCTGGAATTTTAAAAAAAATTCTCAATAACATAGATTCATACTGATTTGATTGTTCATCTGTCAAATCAAAAGCATATTCTATCATTTCTCTATTCATTTATTAAAGTATTAATTTTATGTTCTCTAATAAGTGGTGTTATTAATTCTAAAATAGAATTAAAATTATTGATTCCGCTCCAAGTATTATCAATATTAAAAATCTGTGTTTTTCCAAGACCACCATAATAATGTAATTGAATAGATTTATATAGATTTTCTACTCGTTCTGATGGGTTTAATAAAATTTTAGAATATTCTGTGTATTTCACATAATAATATTTATAGCTAAATTTAAATGGATTTGCGGTTGATGGTGGATACAAACCAATTTTAATTAACATAGATTCTAATTCCTTAGATTGTTTATCTGTTAAATCAAAGGCATATTCTATCATTTCTCTATTCATTTATTAAAGTATTAATTTTATGTTCTCTAATAAGTGGTGTTATTAAATTTAAAATAGAATTAAAAATATCAGCAGTATTATCCAGCCTAATGACAGGGTTTACAACCGGTTTAGGATGAATACCGGTATAATGATGTAATTCAATGAATTTATATGGAAAAATATTTTTATCTCTTGAAAAAAAAGGATATTGCTTGTATTTTACATAATAAAATTTACATGTAATATTAGACCAACCTTTTTCAATTAACAAAGATTCTAATTCCTTGGATTTTTCATCTGTTAAATCGAAATTATATTCTATCACTTTGTATTTCATTTCTCTAATAAATTATTAATTTTATGTTCTCTAATAAGTGGTGTTATTAAATCTTTAATAGAATTAAAACTATCATTATTATTTTCTATTGTATAGACTTCTTTTTCACCATTTGATGTGTAACAAATAAATTTATATTCTTTTTTTCCTTCTTCTTTTATACAATAAACTCTGGAAAAATCAGATTGCTCATATGTCAAATCGAAAACATATTGTATTTGATTAATTAATTTACTAAATTATTAATTTTATGTTCTCTAATAAATGGTTTTATTAAACTAAAAATATAGTCAAATTCATGATGATTACTATCATTAAATTCTTTATAAAGATATCTAAATGATTTTAGCCCGCTATTATTGAAATAATTTAACATAATTTTACATCCTATTTTATCTTCTGCATATTCTATAGAATAAACTTTATTAAAATAAACAACTGATTCAAATTGAATAGATTGTTCATCTGTTAAATCAAAAGTATAATATTTCATTTTTTTAAAATATTTGAATATTTTTGTTTAACTTTTTTTTCAGCATCTAATAATTGTTTTTTACTCCATCCCCAACGAGGTAACCACATTTTATGCTGATTATCTATTGAAGTAAATTTATACATCAATCTAATTGGTAGATTCATAATCATCCAATGATAAATATCATTTTTTAACTTATTCATCCTTAATTCTTTTTCTTCGTCCTGTTCTATATACTTCACCATTAAGAATCTCATCAAGTTTCTTAGTCACAATTTTCCAATGTTGTTTTTCAGTAGGTATGAATTCTAAATCTCTCCATTCCCACCAAGCAGAACCAGAAGTATTATCAAACATATAATGTAATTTTTGTTTAATACTTACTCTTTCTAACCACATTAATTGACTACCAATTCTCTTTGGAAAGAATAAAAACTTACTAATAATTCTCTCCTGACCTTCTTTTTTATTACAAATTATATCCCATTTCATTATTTATATTGATTTTTCTTTTTTAATAAATTGTCTCTTAATATTTGAAATTTTCGATCTAATTCTAATAGTTCAGAATTTATAACAAAATCCCATTCATCTTTTGTTAGTTTATAAACACTTAAATAATATTCTGATATATATCTAAACTTACTATTCATTGATTTTCTTGATCCTAAATCACAACTAATAAAATCATCTAAAATTTTACGAGCTCCTGATTCTTTTTTAAAGAATTTAGCATGTCTAAAATTTGATGTTGTGCCGTATTTTGAGCTACCATTTCTTAATGAAAGATATTTATTATTTGAAAATTCTCCAACTAATTCAGATATTCTATTATCTCTATGTTCTTGAATACTATTGCTAACTACTATAACCCACATTAGGATTTATATAATAGTTTATATTAAAAGTTCATGTTAATGTAGAAAGTAAAAGTACCATACTGACCACAATATACAAGTAAGTAAAACACAATTTACGTGAAAATTTGTTGTTACTTTATCTTTATTTAAATTAAATGTTATTTTAATAGATGTTGCAGTCATAAATAAAGTAAATGCTAAATATAGCATCCAAAGAAATGTTGTCATGTTAGTTGATTATTAGTTAATATTTCATTTAATTTATCCTCTCTTATTTTTCGAGTTCTTACATTCAATAATATGCTATACTCATAATTGACCCCACCACTCAATTCACACAAAATACTTGGTAAAAGTTCTTTATGCAGTTCCCATTCTGGGGTACATTGTATGTGTTTAAACCATTTATCTTCATAAACTTCAGAATCTAAAGCTACTGAAATGTTTTTGTAACGATGATCTTCAAATCTAAAAAATATTAATCCAGTATCAACGTCAAATATATCAAATTGATATATGTGTCCCGTAATTATGGACCCATGTTTGTTTTTCACTAAAGCAAAATATTTCATTATTTTAAATCCATAATAATTTTTCTACCATTTTCAGTTGGAAACCAAACTTCTTCACCATTTTCATTTTCAATACTATCAATCATCCCTTTACTTTTTAAAGAGTTTAGATTGTATTCAGCCCAAGAATATTTTAAACACTCAGTCAATTCATCCTCTGTAATAATCATATCTCCACTATTTAACCATTTGGGAAATATTTTCTTAGAAATAGAGTCTTTCAAATATGAAATTAAATTATCAGGATTTTCGCCACCTTCTTCGATTGCCCAAGGTTTGAAATAATCAGATATTAAAGTAGAGTAATCTTCAATTTGTTGTGGATACATATGAGTATATTTAGATAGTAAATATATGTGAAATTATTGAAATTACAAAATCTAATTTTTATCTTGTATCAATTGTTCTATTACATGTTCTCTTATAAAAGGTCTAATCCATTCCATTAAGTAAGGGAATTCTTCATGAAAATTATTTGATGTGTAATTATTTACGGTATCGCCAAACCAACCTTGATGTTTTATTACAATAAATTCATTTGGTAGATTTCCATTTTTAGGATTCTTTTTGTATATTATAGATATAATTGTTTTAAATCCATACTTAAATAATTCTTTTGATTGTTCTTTTGATATTTCAATATTATATTCTATCATATACCTAATTTTCTAAAATTAAGATCTCTTAATAATTGTGTTAAATTTTTTACATCAGATTTAATATATTTATTAATACAATTTTTAGAGCAAAACATATCTAATACATTTGAAACCGGTATTTTTTCAGAAGAGGGTAGGATTAAATAATTGCATTGTCCTGAATATAAAGAATTAAATTTTTTAGAATGTCTAGATTTATTTTTAGATCTTCTTTTATTTGGATCAAATTGTTTATTACAAAGGTAACACTCTATTAAATTCATCGTAAATTGATTTTATTTTTATATCTCTATTTAAAGCAACTATTATTTCATTAACTTTTTGAGTAAATTCTTTCTCAAATACATGATTTAATTTACCAACAAAAGTTACATGATTATCTTTTCCATAATCAGCATCTATAATCCAAACTTTATGTTTTATATTATCAATTACTCTACCATGTAAAATAATTGTTCCACCACAATCAGTAATTAACCTATGATGATTATGTGTAAGTATTGGATAACACTTACCAGTATCCATAAGTAAATAATTTATATCTTTAAGATTTAAAAAACGACTATCATATAAATATTTATACTCAAAGTGATCATCACCAATTTCAACTAAATATAATTTCATATTCTATCATAAGTTTCAAATGTACAATCTAATAAGTTTTTATCATCAGCTACTTTAAAATCAGAAGCTACTAATTCCCATTCATCTAAATTAATATCTGGAAAAAATCTATCACCATCTGGTGAAATATCCACCAATGTTCTATAAATTCTATCAGCAATTGGCATAGATTGTTTATAAATTTCTTCACCACCAATAATCATAATAGTTTCTTCATCTTTACACAAAGCAATTGCATCATCAATACTATGACAAACTTCACATCCTTGAATCACTAAATCTTTATTCCTACTAATAACTATATTTCTTCTACCTGGAAGAGGTTTTCCAACAGAATCGAAAGTAGCTCGACCCATAATAATGGGGTGCCCAAGTGTAATTGTTTTAAAGAATTTAAAATCAATTGGTAAATGCCAAAGTAATTTATTATCTTTACCAATTACATTATTTTTTCCAGTTGCTACTACTAATATTATCATAATTAATTTTTAATTTTGTATTTCTAATATAGAATTTATTTTTTCATCTCTTTCACAAGACTCACATATAATATCAAATGGATCATATGTGATAATAATCATTTTACCTAAATGACCGCATTTTTTACATCGGTGCTTATCGATCATTCTTTCTAGAAATCCCCTTGTATAATCCTCGTATTCAATTTTTTCTTTCATATTTAATCTAATAAAGATTCAATTTTACAATTTCTAAAATGTGGTTTAAACCATTGTAATAATTTATTGTAAATAATTTTATTATCTGCTTTAGAATATAATTTTGTTTCTTGAACCCTAACACCTTTACCACCATATGTTGTTCTAATACAAATTCCCTCTACTATAAAATGGTAGTGTTCTCCCTCTTGGTTTTGTAAGAACATTTTAAAATCTATTCTATGAATTGAAAAAAATTCTAAAATAATTGAAATTAGCTCATTATTTTGAGCAATACTTGGTTCTAATCTAAAATATTCCATATTTTATTATTTCTAATTTCTTGTATATCTAATTCTATTGTTTCACCATGATTTTTGAATATATTACAACCCGAAATATATTTACCATCTTTATAGAAAGAAACTCGATATATTAATGTTTTTGTGTTATTTAAGACACTACCGCCTACACTAAATGGCGCATAAAATATTTTAGTTATTATACCTTTTTTAGGTTTATCATCCATCCATATTTGTTTATAAACAATAACAGGATCTCCTTCTTTTAAATCATCAATCATTTTTTAATACTTTATCTAATTTAAATTCTCTATATAATTTTATAAGATCTTTATATCCTTTAGTATTTTCATTACTTCTTTTATTATAAAGAAAATGAAGATCACCTTCAATAAAACTTTGGGTTTCTAAAAAATTCTTGATATAAGATGAATCATAAGTATTATATCCTAATTCAACTAAAATAAAAGAATTATTTAAATAATCATTATTAGAAATTACCCTATAAACTTTATATACATTATCATCTAAATCACTATATAAATAAGGCATTTTTTCAACATCAACTATTAAACTCATTTTCTTAAAATATTCGAAATAGTAATATAATCTTCCTCTGTTAATCCTATTGAACCTGTACATTTTACAACATTTAAAACATACGGAGTTATACCAGACACATTATCATCAATAACTACCCATTTACTACACCAGTTTTCTCTTAACCAAGTATCTATCTCTACACCACGAGGTTCATTATATAATATAGGTGTATAATCATAAATAGGAGTTTCTATTCCCCAGTAATCAAAAATTCTTTGAAGTTCTTTAATAGTATGATTTGTTCTCCAAGTAGAAGAAATTACAGGTTTTAAATCAAACTCTCTACATAACCTATTATAAATATCTATCGCAGTGGGATTCCAATCTGTCTTAAAAGGCAAATTGGAATTTAAAACACCATCCACATCAGTAAAAATAACATTCATTTTGATAAATATATATGACTAATATACGGATAAATTATTAATTATAAATTATAAATAATTTTTGATGATTCGATACAAGATATAACATCTTTTTCACAATATTCAACAATATCTTTCAAATTACCACTCCAATACTTTTGATGAACATCTGAACCTGACATTTTATCTTTAGGGCTTTGTAAGTCTAACTCATAGATCATTTCATCAAAAGTATATGACCATGCAAATTTTCCTTTCCAATCATCTGCTAAATCAGATATTCTCATATCCCAAGGCTTAGTCTTATAAGTACTAATTATCTCAGCAGGTTTTATTCTCCACTTGTGACATTTGTGTAAGAACCAAGGAATGTCAAAATACATAACCCTAAATCCAGATAAATTAAAGCTTTTTGTTTGAACTTTTTCTAACACCTTATTAAATTTAGTTATAATATCTTGTTCATTATCATCATAGATACTTCTTATAAATAAGTTACCATCATTCTGTATGTATCCATAAGAAATACAAACTATTTTACCATAAGTTGATATTATCCCAGCATTATTTATATAAGCCTCTTCTATACTAAATTGGTCTTTCCAAATTTTATTATACTTACTTTCAAATAATTCTGATCCTTTTTGATCATTTAATTTAAATTGTTCAAAGTTTTCATAGCTACCAACAGTCTCAATATCAAAAAAGAAATATTCCATGAATATTATACTTGTTCAATTCGACTTTGTTTAAAGAATGAAATTATGTTTAAAATATCTTGAATAGATGTATAACCATCATAATCATAGTTTCTAAGACATATTAAATCTGTTATCTCATTATTTTCAACTTGCTCAAGAAAAAGCATCTCATTTGGAGTATCAATTGAACCAAACGATAAAAGCCTACCTCTACCTAAATCATAGGTAAGTGAATTCATGATGGTAAAATGATTAATAGACTTAAATCCAATTTCTATTAATTTATTTCTTTTATCTGACATTACTCTTGTGTAAAATATATTTGAAAGTATTCACCTTCCCAATTGTGCCAATTTTTTAAAATATGATCTCCCTTATTTATTATTTCATTACCACCCAAACAGTAGTTAACTTTAACTCCGAAATGTGAAACGACTCTATCAGTGAATGAAAATATATCTTTTAATAAATTTCTAATAATATCTTTACTTCCAATTTTTTTATCAATATCAATATCAATAACTATATAATCAGTTTTCTTGCTAACCGGACCAGTTGAGCTCAGATATGTTGTACTCTCCTGATGATAATAAATATTAGAATCAATATTATACCCATCAGTTATATCAGTAAACATATCTTTAATAGTATCTAATTGATCTTCTATATTATCAGATTCAAATATTTTATATAGTTTTAAATATTTCATTTAACTATATATTATTATCTGACATTTACAATTTTACTTGGATTTTTATTTGTTAAATCTTCTCTTTCGTAAAGAACTCTTTTTATCCTTCTATTACCCACACCTTTACCTACTTTTAATGATTTTTTATACATCTTTAAAAGCTTTGAAGTAGGTAGTTTATCTAATTCTTTATCAACTTCAATATATGATAAATCTACTTTTTCGTGTATTTTCAATGAAGATCCACTAACATATCTATATTCAACACCATTAGATCTAACAGTCCATTCTTGTGGAGAATCTGGAGATTTCATATTATGTTTATAAGTAATAATTCCTATATCACCCTTATAATATACTCTATCTCCTAGTTTAAATTTATTAGACCATTCAATTTTACAATTTTGTAAAATACATCTATTAGAATTTTCTAATTTTCTATTTTTTCTTAGAAGTTCTATTTTTTTAATTTGTTCTTCTGTATAGAATGACTCATTTACTTCAAAATTTATTTTATCATCGGAACTTAATATTTTAGAAATATTAAGTTCCCTATATTCTGTTGTTAAATCTAATATTGTATTTTTGATAAAAAATACAGGAGATTTATCTGTTCTATAAGATAGTTCTACATATTTAATAAAATGTTGTCCAGATTTCCACTCCAGAGGTTCACTATTAGGTATTTTATCAATAGAGATTAACCTAAATAATCCAGGAATTTTATTTTTTAGTATCTGTTCCATTATTTTAATAATTTACGTAATTTCAACTCTCTTAATTTTGAAATATCAACAAGACCTTTTTTATTTTTTTCTATATAATCTTTAAGATTTACTTCTTCACCAGATGTAAAGGTTTTATGAAACTCATAATTTTGACATAATGAATATCTTTTTTCTTTGCTAACAAGAGACCACCATTCTGGATCAACACCAGATATAAGAACTTCTCTACTAAATTTTTTAACAATCTTGTTTCGATAAACTTCATAGAAATCTGTTGTGGTTTCTTGTTTATTTTTATGTTTGTAGGTTAATAATTTTGTTCCTCTATCATTATACTTCATTTCATAAATATACAAAAATTTTTATAATATATAAAATATGAAATATTTAAAAAAGTTTAAAAGTGTTTTTCATAAATATAAAATAGACCCAATTTGTGCAAAGTTTAATATTAATAACTATACCATAAATGATAATGGATCTATTGACGTAGATGGGAGTGTTTATTTAAAACCTGTATTTTCGTACACCGCCAAGGAGGCATCAAATACTTCTTTGAAAGAAATTCCAGTAAAATTTAGTAAAATTAGTGGAAATTTTTTTTGTTCTAATAATAAATTAACTTCACTTAAAGGATGTCCAAAATTAGTAAATGGTGATTTTGGATGTCATAATAATAAATTAACTTCACTAAATGGTGGTCCAGAAAAGGTGGGTGGAGATTTTTATTGTAGTGGTAATAAATTAACTTCACTAAATGGTGGTCCAGAAAAGGTGGGTGGAGATTTTTATTGTAGTGGTAATAAATTAACTTCATTAGTAGGATGTCCAGAGATTATCGGTACAGATTTTTATTGTCTATCAAATAAAATTACTAATTTTAAGGGAATATCAGATTTCTTTGATGGTAAATTTTATTGTCTGGGTAATCCAATATGGGAAATATTTAATTTATTTTATAGTGATGTTAGATGTATTCGATTGATTAACGAGTTTGATGTTATTGTAGATGGAAAAAAAGTTATCTTGGATAGACTTGAAGAAGTATTTCATCAATTAGGTATGTTGGCAGCAGAAAATATAAAATTTGAGAATTATTATATAAAAAGATTTAAAAAGGATATATAGCTTAACTAGACGAAAACGTCGTTGGTAGAGTGGCCCTAGTGTGTTGGGGTAGATCTTGGTTCGAGTCCAGGTGTATCCGCTAAAAGGATGTGTGGTGTAGTGGCCTAACATGCCTCCCTGTCACGGAGGAGATCGAGGGTTCGAATCCCTTCATATCCGCAAAAGGTCCATTGGTTGAATGGTTACAATGCCACCCTGTCAAGGTGTGTGGTGCCGGTTCGAATCCGGTATGGACCGCAATAAAGTAGATTGTCTCGGAATCTTAACCCGCCGAAAGTGTCGGACTGGTAATGATCAATCTACAAGACGAGATGTAATCGGTAATTGGCTTCCGGCCTGGTTTGGGACCAGGAGAGTAACGAAAGTGAACATGCAGGTTCGAATCCTGTCATCTCGACAAAATAAATATATATTTTTAATATATAATAAAAAATAATATAATAATGAGTAGATTTATTAGTAGATTTATAAAGCCTGTTTCAATAAAAACTAAATCTGAAAAATTAGAGTATAATTTGGAAGCAATGGGTGGTGAAAGTATTGAAAAATATGTTGATAGATTGTTAAAACATTTTAAAGATGTTCAACATAATAAAGTGGCTGCTTATGCACAATTTGTTGCTGGTAAAAGATCGATTGTTACTGGTGAATTTAACGGAGTTAATATTAAAATTGATGAAAAATCTACCAAAAAAGATGTTATTGATGAAATTAAATCTAAACTTTCTATGAGAAGTGAACAAAATCAAAAATATAAACCTAAAAAAGGTTTTGGTAAAAAATAAAAAATTACTATATTTGTAAAACAAGGAATAAATAAAATATATATAAAGAATATGACAACAACAACTCAATACCAACAACAACAAATTAATCGAACAGATTGATAATGGTATAGTTTTGTCTAAAAACATATAAACCCGAATCAATCTAATTGGTTCGGGTTTTTTATTTTCTCGTAGTGTAGCGATAACACAAGGGTCTTTGGCCCCCTTATCTTTGGTTTGAATCCAAACGAGAAAACAACTTTTGGAAAATAGTATAATGGCAAATTATTTCTGACCTTGGATCAGAAGATATAGGTTCGATTCCTATTTTTCCAACTAACATTGAAGATGCACAGTGTAGGTTCGAATCCTACTTCCATAACAAAATACAATGTCTTGTCGTATAACGGCTAATATTTTACTCTCTGAAAGTAAAGATCCTGGTTCGAATCCAGGCAAGATATCTATATAATTTCATAATAATTAAATTCTATATTTTCTGGTACATCCATTCCTAATTGATGGAATACGTCTTCTAATCGATCTAAGATAACTTTCTTTCCATCAATAACATCAAACTCATTAATTAGTCGAATACATCTAACATCCTCACGTCCTTGGGTGACAAATAATGAATAAATTTCTTGTATTGGATTATCTCCACAATAAAAAGTACCATCGAAAAATTCAGATATCCCTCTAAAATCATATATTTTATTATTTCTGCAATCAAAATAACCACCAATCTCTTCTGGACAACCTTCTAATGAAGTTAATTGATTATTTTTACAATTAAAATCATTTACTTTTTTTGGACATCCCTTTAATGAAATTAAATCATTACTATCACAATAAAAATCACCACCTACTTTTTCTGGACAACCTTCTAATGAAGTTAAGTTGTTATTATAACAACTAAAATATCCACTTACCCTGCCAAATTTTAATGGAATACTAGATAGATTTCTATTATTTAAATAAACATTATCATCAACATCAATAGATTCATCTGGATTAATAGTATAATTCTCTATATCAAAATCTTGGCAAATTAAATCAATATCTGTTTTAGATTCCTTAATAAATTGTTTATACGATTTCATAATTTCTAAATCTTATATTTTGTGGAATTTCCATTCCTAATTGATGAAATACTTCCTCTAATCGATCTAAGATAACTTTCTCTCCGTCAATAACATCAAATTCATTAATTAGACAAATACATCTAACATCCTCATCAAATAATGAATAAATCTCATATATTGGATTACCTCCACAATAAAATTTACCTTCAAAAAATTCAGATATACCTCTAAAATCAATTATTCTATTATTTCTACAATCAATATAACCACCAACCTCTTCTGGACATCCAACTAGTGAATTTAATAAATTATCATTACAATCAAAATTCTTTACTTTTTTTGGGCAACCTTCTAAAGAAGTTAATTCATTAAATGCACAATAAAAATTACCTTCAAAGAATTCAGGTATTCCTCTAAAGTTAATAATGTTATTATCACAATTAAGATCCCCTATAATAGTTTCTGGACCTCCTTCTAAAGAAGTTAATTTATTATTACTACAATAAAAATCACCACCAACCTTTTTTGGACAACCTTCTAGTGAAGTTAATTTATTTCTATTACAATAGAAGGTGCCACCAACTTCTTTAGGAGCACCTTTCAAAGAAGTTAATTTATTGTTATCACAATCAAATACTCCAGTAACTTTTTCAAATTTTAATGGCAGTTCAATTAAGTTATATCTATCAAAATCAACATCTCCATCCACATTAATTGAACCATCTTCATTTATGATATAATTCTTTATATTATATTTTTTACAAATAGAATCAATATCTGTTTTAGATTCTGTAATAAATTGTTTATATGATTTCATTATCTATCTTTTCTTCTATTTCTATTTTATATCTTGAATGCCAATACTGATGATGTGTAGGACATAAGGGTACTAAATTTTCTGGTTTATTATTCATATGATTTTCATCCATATGATGTACTTCCACAATTTTTTCCTCCCCACATATTACACATTCTTTTTTGTGGTAATAGAAACAAGTAGTTCTGTAAGAATTATCTTTCCAGTTAGGATTATTTAATCCACTTCTAAAATAAGAATTAGCACATGATTTTGAGCATGTAGTTTTTTCTTTTTTATTACTCCAAGTTACTGTTTCAAAATTTTCACCACAAACTGGACAAATCTTTTCAATTCTAGGATTCTTTTGTCTTTTAAAGTATCCTTTATTAAAATGAGATATATCCAGATTATTATCTTGAATTATCATTTTTGCTTTATTAAATCCACCACCACCCGATGATAGGTTTAATAGTTTACAAAAATCTGTTACACTATAACAATTTTTTATTTCTTCTTCTAAATTCATACGATATTTTATTTTTATATATTAAAAATGTCGGTTTCCCTAAATTTATAGTCGAGATAGTAGGATTCGAACCTGCGAGTTCTCCTGGTCCCAAACCAGGCGGGGTACCTGACTCCACAATATCTCGTATTTGGTCGAGTAGACAGGAATCGAACCTGTTAACTGAAGCTTCCAGGGCTCCCGTGCTTATAACCTTAGTCACTACTCGAAAAATCTAATTCTATGCAAGGCCCAAGCCTTCTATGTATTAGTAACAGTCTCACTCGCAGTTCGTACGGGAATTGAACCCGCTTCTTCCGGTTGACAGCCGGATATTTATACCAACATACTCACGAACTATATAAAATAAAAAACCCAGTTAATCTTTTTTAGACTAACTGGGTTCAGTTCTTTATAATGTTTTCACATCACATAAACATGCAGTTAGCCTCATTCGTATCGGGATCTTGATCCTGATCGACAACAACTTGTGGTTGAGGGTTAACTAATATGTTTATTAATGTTTTCATTTCTTTATATATTAAAAAGTTTATGTCTCTTTTGATTTTATATTACAAATATACAGAAAGTTTTTAAACTTCCAAATTTTATTTTAAGAATATTTATTTCTTTTTTTAAGAATATCTATATCTTCTTTAAGAAAGTATTTTTTGAATTGAGAAATATCGATATCAAGGTTATCTATAATAGATAACATAATAGTAAGTCTTTCTTCTTGTGGAAGTTCTTTAAAGTTTAAAGATTCTAATTCTTCAATAGTTCTATACATTGTAGTATTTTTTACTAGTTTATAAAAAATTAATATTTTACTGTGAGTATACCGCCATCAGCCTATATCTTATAGTGTTAACTCCGTTAACTAAAAGATAACTGTTATGACCGCACCATTCGTAAATCAGTAATTATATCTTATTACAAATATAATAATAAATAAGTTTATTTCAAAATTGTTTTATATTTATCAATTAAACTTTTAATACACTCAAATAATTTTTGAGGTGATGTTCCTACTTCAACTTCCATTGAAGTTCCTCGGTGGTCATATCCAATATGAAATTTAACACCTTCAATTTCAACAAAATGAGAAGCATATTGAAATTTATTTTCTGGTTCTAAATAATCATCTGTTTCTTCATCATATTCTCCTTCAAATCCCTCACCAAACTCATCATGATAAAGTGGTTCACCAAATAAAGATCTAAGAACATCTTCATCAAAAACTGATGTGAATACGAATATTCCTATATTAGCGTATAACCTTTCAGATTTACCACTTAATTTATCCAATATTCCAAGTTTATCTATCTTATCATTATAAAATGATAATCCACCTGGTAAATTCTTACCAAATACATCAACAAAATATTTTCCAAGTTCCTCATACCAATTTTTACTCCTATCATTCATAAGAATATTAGTCTGTGGTGTCAATTTTGTTTTTCCCTTTACATAATCATGTAATTCTTGGGAATAAGATTCAAATTTTTTTATCATATAATTTACTTTCTAATATTTATAAGATTTGGATCTTTTACGAGCTTTAATTTGTGATTTGATATTATTATTTTCACTATTTCCTGGTTCAAGTTTAGCATTCTTTCTCTTTAATACTAAACCTTCGATCATATCTATTTTTGTTAATTCATCAAATATAGATTTGAATCCGGTTTCAAATGACTTAACATGATAAATATTATCTGAAATTGAGTATAAATAAGGCTTTTCAGAATATTTTTGCTCATATAATTCATCAAGAAGATTTATTCTATCTTGAAATGTTTCTCCTATAAGGTATTCTGAATTATAAACTAGTATATCAAAAATAACAAGTTTATGATTGAATACGAGACGATTTTCGTCTTGCTTAGATTTATTTAAATATTCTCCATTTAATACCAACCATTTACCAACTTCACCACGAAATAAACGAAGAATTTCTTCTTTCGAAATATTAACATTGGTTAGATATTGTCCATGTCGATTCATAACTAATAGTTCTATTCCATTAGTATAGATAGTTGCATTTGAACCATTTATTTTTGGTTGACCAAGCAATGAACCATTATCCCAGAAATTCAAATCTGAATCTGGAATCGCGTTTTTAGGTCTGGGAGGATACAGATATCTAAAGGAGTTATACTTCATATTTACAAATATAGTTATAAAATTCTATATAAACAATTTTATTTTAAAGAAGATTGGGATGAAAATTATCCATTATACATAATTGATACAAATTATACAGATTATCCGGTACTTAGACTAAGGTGTGTGGTTCATGGGTACAAGTTTCTTCTGGAAATAGTGAAAATAAAATGATAAATTTCTTAAAAAAATTTATCTATCTTGCTGGTTACTAAAATTTAATTATTAATATATAAGAAAAACTATAAATATTATGAATATTAAGAAACTAAATGAACTATTTGATGATGAAATTCAAAAGAATCTAAATCCAGATATATCTAAAGATGATTTGAATAAAGATATAGACAATAATTTTGCAAGTGTTCTAAGTATTCAAATGCCTGTATCAATTTTTTTTAAAAAATTAAGATATTTTGTTCCAGTTATTAACAGGTGTATTGTTGAAGATGATAATCATTTTGTAACCAATGATAATGATGTTTTTGTATTTATAATTAGAAATGAATCTTTCCATGTCTCTGTCTCTATCTATTTTAGAAGTAAATCTACAATAGATATGTGTATTTTATATCAAAAATCTGAATATCGTGGAGATGTTTTTATTAAAGATATAACAACTGGTGAAACCGATTATTGTTACTTAGAAGAGTTTGATAATATAGATATAGATGAAACTATCAATATTTTAAATAATAATTTTTTACCTTTATTAAAAAGATTAGGATTTAATGAAGACTATTATTTAAATAGGGCTACAAATTTAGAAAGATCTAACTAAACTGCTTACTCAAAGATTCACTTAAATTAATTATAGCAGTTTTTAACTCTTCTGCTTTAGGATATCCTTCTTTTAAGGCATATTCATATGATTTATTTGCAGCATTTAATACAATATCATTACCCATTGAGTTGAGCATTGAATTTATTTCTAAACTTAGATCTGATTGTATTTTAGCTTCAGCATCTTTAAATGTAATTGAATATTTATCAGAAATAAATTTTCCAAATTCAATTATTGATTCAGAATTTTTAATAATGGAATTTTTAACCTCTTTTTTTAGAGGTAATAATTTGAGGGCAATTTTTAGACTACTTATTGTCATTGGATTTCTTCTTTATTTATTTCTTCAAGTAATTCTTGATATTGTAGATTTTGATACATTTGACAAAATGCCAAATATTGTGATTCTGAATCAAAATCAAAATTTTCTTTAACTTCTTCAAAATATTGCTCAGACATAGTGTATTTATTTACACAAATATAGTAAATTATTTACTATCTACAAAATATGAATATAAATATTCGAATCTAAATTGAAATTTTCTTATAATATCAGGATTTAAATCAAAATAATTTGTAGACCATCCTTCTAATTTTGACCAATCTTCTCTTTTCATATCTTTAACTGGATATGAATCACATAATACTCTACAAACTAGTCTTTCAGATGTATTAGATTTGAATATTACATTTTCACCTTTTTTAAATTTATCTGAACGAGTTGTTGCTGTTCTTAATCCTAATTTAATAGCATCAAATGTTGTATAGACTTTTTTTTCTAATAACTCTTTCCTAAATTGACCAGGAACTAACTGACTATGACCTAGTTTATTATGTTCATAATTCATTGCTAATTCTTTAGCTTTTTTTAAATCAGAAGGTTTTGGAACTATTTTCCCCAAATCATTATGATATCCAAATTTTTGGAGAAGAATATCACATAAAAATTGATAAGTTTTTGGAGCTTTTTCTTTTAATTTAGCTCTATCAGTTCCATATCCGCCCTCTGAGAATACAATTATAGTTCCAAATAATAATTCATCTAATATTTTTTTAATATCTTGAGTTATTTTTTTCTTATTATCTTCAAACTCATCATCAGTATAATATGCGTCTTTTTCGTGTGATGGTTTCTTTTTAGTTCTAATTCCTAAAGTATTAGATTCATTTCTAATTATTGCCTGACCACCTAACCCAGTTAGCAAATCATTATCCCCGTATATAAAAATTTTATTTGGCGATTTTTTAACATCTTCAATTGTCCAAAATCCTTTAAATATTTGTATCATCGTCCACAATTATTTTTTTCAATTGTAGGTTTCTTAGTTGTTGTTTAATGGATTCATCGTCTGTCCCATTTGAAATAACCTCAATAACCTCGTTAAATCTATTTATTAAATTTCCGAGATTATTAAAATCTGTTATATCAGTATTTGTTGAATATTTTGAGCCTTGCCAAATTATTTCTATCTTTGTTTCTGATTTTATTGGAAGAATCCATGTGGTGACATTATCAAATAATAAATATAATTTTGCAACTTCCATTGATTCATGAGCACTCATACGAGACATTCCATCAACATTAAGATAAACAACAAATATTGGGTTTTCTAAATTTAGTTCCATTTTATTTTTTTTTAGGTTTTAATATCATATTCCATTTTGATCCTTCTAATTTAGGCATAGCCTCTGCTAAACCCACTTCTTCAACTAAAGTTGCAAATTTTAACATAACAACTTGTCCTTGTTCTGACATATTATGTTGACGACCTCTAAGTAAAAGTGTTAATTTAACTTTATTACCATCTTCTAAAAATTCTATAGCTTTTTTAGATTTAACACCTAAATCGTGATCTGCAATACTAACTGAAAGTGAAATTTCTTTTAATTCTGTTTTTCTTTGATTTTTACGACTTTCCTTTTCTCTTTTTTCTATCTCATATAGAAATTTACCATAATTATCAATTCTAACAACTGGTGGATTTGAATTTTCTGATATAAGAATTAAATCTTTATCAAGAGATTCTGCAAGTTTAGCTGCCTCATAGGAAGACATTATTTCTCCTTTCCCTATATCACCAGTAACTCTAACTTGTGAAAATCTTATTTCACTATTTGTTTTATGCTTTTTTTCCTTTATTTGAGGAAGTCTTTTATTATTATTATTCATTTATTTAATTAAAATCTTTATTTGATCGATATTTTCCTAAACCGATAGTATCAAATTCATCTTGTCCTAGGATTTTTTGAACACCCATTTCTTTTAGAACATCATTAATCGGTTTAGATAACCAGTCTTGTTCGTCTGATTTATCATAAATTTTTTTGTTATTAACAAAAAGTTTAGCAGATTGACTTCCTGAACCACCAAAATAATCTGTTTCAATTTTAGCAATAGTTCGATTCTCACCAAATTTTCTAATATTTGGTATTTTAGTTGTTGCAAGAATGTTAGAACCCAATTCTTTGAATTTAATTTCAATATTCTTTCCTTCTAAAATTGTTTCGATTTTAGAATCTCTTATTTCTTCTTTTCTAATTAAATAGACTGATATGCTATGACTCATAATGTAAATATAAGTAAATTTTTAATAACTTTTTTCCAAAAAATTAGAATAATAAACAAATTCACTTTGTCCTGAACTAATACCAGATACTTGACCATCACCACACTCAAGAATCATCCAAGATCCATCTTCTTTTTCAGCTATATCAATTGTGAAATAATTAGAATCAATATTTGGAATAATTTCTTTAATAAATTCATAATTAGGCACTTGACCATATCCAAGATCTGTATTTTGCTCTACCGATATTATATTATGATTATAAACAAAAATCCTATATTCATTTGTTTTTTCACCATACTTTCTTAAGTTACAAAATTCTTTAAAAACAATTCCTTCATTAAATAATTTACCTCTACTTTGTTTAAATTTAAGAACTCTTTCAAAAAATTCATTAGATGATTGGGGTGATATGGGAACCGGTCCCTGGACTATATGTTTTAGTGTGATTGCATCCAATAATATTGGATTACCATTAACTGTTAATGTTTCACCGGTATCTGATGGATATGCTGGAAGTTGGGTAACAGTTGGTTGTAATGGATTTTATCAATCTCAGTTATCACCAGGAACCATTGTTACTGGATGTAATGTGTTACCAACACTTAATCAATTATCAGTTACTAATGTTACTTGTAATGGATTTTTAGATGGTGGATTTAATTTTAATGCTAATGGTGGCACACCACCTTATACTTTTACTGTGGATGGAAATCCAGTAGTGATGCCATATAGTGGTATTGGTTCTGGAAGTTATCAAGTTATTGCTATTGATAATAATAATTGTCAATCTTTACCTATAATAGTACAAGTTAATGAAAACACACCAGTTATGAATAGTATAATAAATCAACAAAATATATTATGTAATGGTGATTTAACCGGAAGTTTTACATTAAACTCAGTAAATGGAATTGCACCATATACATATACATTGGGTTCAATATCAAATAATACTGGACAATTTACTGGAATTGGTGCTGGAGTTTCTAATGTTTTAGTACAAGATTTTAATGGATGTTTATCAAATATAAATGTTAATATAACTGAACCTACTCAATTAACAAATAATCCACCAATTATAACAAATATTGATTGTTTTGGTAATACAAACGGACAAATATCTATAAATGCAAATGGTGGAGTTGGTCCTTATTCATATGATATTACAACTGAAGTGAATAATACCGGATTCTTCCAAAATTTAGGAACAGGCACTTATACTATTAATATAACAGATCAAAATGGTTGTGTATTACAAGTTAGTAATATTCAAATATTGGGACCGAGTTTACCTCTTTCAAATACTTTCACATCAATACAACCACAATGTTTTGGATATTCAAATGGTCAAATTCAGAGTAATATTAATGGAGGCACACTACCGTATAATATTACTTGGAATACAGTTCCGGTTCAAAATACTCCACTAATTACAGGATTATTTGCAGGAAATTATCAAATAAGTGTTATTGATAATAATGGTTGTGTATTAGTAGATAATTTTATATTAACACAACCTATTGATATAAGTTTAACTGGTAAAAATTTAACAACTATTTGTCAAGGAGAAGATATTCTATTAGATGTAAATCAAAATGGATCGATTTCACCATTTAGTATAATTTGGTCTAATTCTCAAAATATTCAAACATATCCTAATATTACAACTGTAAATCCTATTATAACAACTATCTATACAGCTACATTAACTGATGCAAATGGTTGTATAGAAACATATAATTACCTTGTTAATGTAAATCCTCTTCCAGATGTTCAATTTAGTGAATCAGATAGTACTGGATGTACTCCATTCTGTATAGATTTTACAGTTGATTTTCCTATATCATCAATATTATATACTTGGAATTTTAATAATGAATTAAAAAATGGACAATCTGTTCAAAATTGTTTTGAAAATTCAGGTATTTATTCAGTTTCTTTATCTGGTCTAACTAATCTAGGATGTTCAGATACTTTATTAAAACTAGATTATATAATTATTAACCAATCACCAGTTGCTAATTTTTTAGTAAAACCATCTAAAACATTAGATATTTTAGATGCTAATTTTGAATTTGAAAATATATCAGAGAATGGAGATTCATTCTTCTGGGATTTAGGTGATGGAACAACTTCAAATCAATTTGAATTAAAATATAAATATAAACTAATTGGTGATTATTGTGTTAATTTAGTAGCAACTAGTCAATTTTCAACTGGTATTCCTTTCTGTATAGATTCAACAGAAACATGTATTAAAGTAAATCCAATATCAGTTCTTTATATTCCAAATTCTTTCAGTCCAAATTTTGATGGAGTTAATGATAGGTTTTTAGCTACAGGTTCTATGATTACAGATTTTGAGATATCTATTTTCAATAGATGGGGAGAGCAAATATACCATTCATTTGATGTAGATAATGGTTGGGATGGTACATATGGTGACAAAATTTGTCCACAAGATGTTTATATCTATGTTATTAATTGGAGAAATTTAAATAGAACTAAGCAATATAATTCTGGAACAGTAAACTTAATAAGATAATTATTCAAGTATTCTATATAGATTGTAATCTCTATTATTTTGAGTAATACTTAACCAGTTTCTAATTTCTATATTTATTAACTCATGTGTAGAATTGTATCGAATATCAGTTATTTTATTTACTGGTGAAATTTGGTTTTCAAAATTTTCAATAATTTCACATAAAGTCCATATTTCTATTTTTCCTTGAAATTGAGTTTGGTGTCTCACTAATATAGGTTTTTCTGAAAGAGAAATTATAAATCTAATAATTCCTTTTATTTTTAAAAAATCTTCATCTTTTAAATTCCATGTTTTTATCCAATTTGAAGTATTATGATAATATGATTTATCATCACAAGTATTTGTAAGATCTATTCCAATATATTTATCCCACTTTTCTTTAATGTAATCTGGAGATTGTTCTTTCCAATTAGACATAGATGGATGAAACATGAAGCAGAATTGTATGAGATTATCAATTTGGGTTTTTAACATATACAAATATAATAAAATTTATTATATTATTTTCTTCAATCTATCTTCTCTATTTAATATTAAAATAATTTCTCTATCACTTTTATTTTTAAAAAATTCCTTTGATAATTTTCCTATATAACTTTTTGTAAACAATGAACAAAATTCACATTCATGATCAATATATTCAAAATTAGATAAACATCCCATTGATTTTTTATATTGTGAATATATATCATTTATTAAATCATCAATATCTATTAAGTTATAAAGTAATAACTTATTATTATCATTAACCCAGTTATGTGTAACTAAACTTACATATATTTTTCTAATTATTGGAAGTATAAGTCCGTTTCTAACATCATCTATATCATTTTTTAAAATATGTTGCATTCCTTTTTCAAATAATTCAATAACCTGTGGTTCTTGGTCTGGTGCCAAACTAGTTAAAAACCCAGTATAATGCCAATCTAATTTTTTACTCTTATAAAGTTTTATAAATTCTTTCATTTATTTTATGTAATTTTAGTAATATTTAAACTTATTATTTCAACTTCCTCTGGAAAAATTAAAGAAATAGTTATTTGTTCGAGTGGATGTGGGACAGGATTTTTTAAAAATTTTTCACCAATAATTTTATCAAAAGATTCTAAAGTTTTTTCTTCATTTTTTTCTAACAAATGATTAATTTTATATTCTCTAATAGATCTTTTAATATCTACATCTTTTAATTTAACACTAAAATCTTTAATTATATTTAAATTTGTGATACCATTTAGATATAGACCTAATTCAACTACATACTCATTACTAGAATTTATAATTGATTCTAGGGTAACTTTAATTAACTCAAGATTTAATAGATTTTTCGAATTCATAGATATAGTTTAATATATAGTTTATAATGAAATACTTAAAAAGTTTTAATTCTTTGACAGAATCGGTAGATGATTTAGATTCTGATTATATTAGTAATTTAAGATATTTAAAAAAATATAAAATAGATGAAATATTTAATACCTTATAACGAGTCAACTAAATTTCTTAATCTGAAAGATGTTCTAGAAACAATAAATGATATGTGTTTAGATATTAAAGATGATGATTTTGATGTAAATTTTGGAGTTATGTCAACAGATTATGCTAATTTTTATGACACAAAACTTGATGATTTAATTATTAGAAAGACCTCTTGGGGTAAACAAGTAATTTATATAAAATTTGATATTTCTAAAAATAGAGAGAAATTTAAAAATGAAGAACATTTAGAAAATTTTATAAATACAATTGTTTCTGTTTACAAATATATTTTAAATGAAGATCTAGTAATTAAAGGAATTTTTACAAACGAAAATGTTATTAAAAATAAAGCCAACACATGGCAAAGAAAACTAGAATTATTTTCACATGAAAATATAGATTATTTAATTAATCATATTGATTGGTCAAGAAAAGAAAAATTAAATAATATAGTTAGTAAAGTAGATAATTTGAAAATAAAAGATGAAGAAAATTTTAGATCTATTTTTGATGTTAGAATTCTATTTACTGGACAACCTTTAATAGAAGAGTCTAAAGATTTTAGAATGGATATTGATATGAAAGCTACAGAAGATGATTATGAATCTATAAAAGATATTATTTATAATTTTAATCAAGATAATTATGAAGCTGATAATAAAGAATTTGAAGCAACAGTTGGTCCGGTTAGAACAAAACATTCATCTGGAAGAAGTTATTTAATTATGATTGATGATAAAAGTAAATTTTATAATGGATTTTTAATAACAGATGTATCAGAATTACTTTTAAGATTAATTTCTGAATTTGGCTCAGATACAATTACATGTGGAGTTTTATTCATAGGTGATCCTGTTAGGAAAAATATTACACTTTCTAAACATGAAAAATGGTCACTTGAAGGTAAAATATCTAATTTAGTTGTTTATATTGATATTATTTAATATAATATTAATATATAAAGTATGGAAAAAATTAAAACATTATTTATAAGTGATGTACATTTAGGAAGTCCTAATTCACAAGCATCAAAACTATTAGATGTATTTAAAAAATATGAATTTGAAAAATTAATAATAGTAGGAGATTTTATTGATATGACTTCACTTAAAAAAAAGTTTTTTTGGACCCAAGACCACTCAACTGTTATACAAAAAGTTTTAAGATTATCTAGAAAAGATGTTGAAATAGTTTATTTAATAGGAAATCATGATTTTTATATTCGAGATTTAATTGAAGATGGTCCAATTAATATTGGTGAAATACTTATATGTGATGAGTATATCCATACAACAATTAAGGGTGAAAGAATATTTATAACACATGGTGATTGTTTTGATGGATTTGTTAGATTACATCCATTTTTATATGGTTTAGGTGATAAAGCATACAGCTTATCAATGTTTATTAATAAATATTATAATAAAATTAGAAAAATATTTGGATTTCAATATTGGAGTTTATCAGCTTATCTAAAAACAAGAGTAAAAAATGCCATTAAATTTATATCAGAATATAAAATTATGTCAGAAGCTAAATTAAAAGAAGTTAAATGTGATTCAATAATGATTGGACATACACATACTCCAGAAATAGAATTAAGCAAATATTATAATACAGGTGATTGGGTAGAATCATGTTCTTATATCATCGAGGATTTAGATGGTAATATGAAATTATTATTTAAAAAATGAAAATATTATATGGAATACAAGGAACTGGAAATGGTCATATAACTAGATCATCTAAGATTATACACAGACTTAAAAATTTAGGATGTGATGTTGATATTTTAATATCTGGAGAATTCCATCAGATCGATATATCACATAATATTAAATTTAATTTCAAAGGATTTAACTTTAAACATAATTCTGATGGTAGTATCAATAAAATAAAAACATTTTTTGATAATAACCTTTTTAAATTCATTAAAGATACTAGACTAGATTTATCAGAATATGATAAAATAATTACTGATTTTGAACCTATAACTTCTTGGGCTGCTAAATTTCAAGATAGAGAAATATGGGGAATAGGTAATCAATATTCCTTTTTATCAAAAAATACTCCAAGACCAAAGTCAAGAAGTTTTATAGGAGAATTTGTATTAAAACACATGTCACCAGTAACAAATCCAATTGGATTACATTTTGAACCATATGATAATTTTATTAATTATCCAATAATAAGAGATGATGTTATGATTACTAGTAAATGTGACAATGGTCATTATACTGTATATTTACCAAATTTTAGATTATCCGAAATATTAAAAAAATTAAATGAATATCCAAAAGTTAATTTTCACTTATTTTCAAATGAAGTAAAATCACCTTTAATTTATCGAAATTGTAAAATAAATCCACTTAACAAGGATAAATTCTTATTAAGTTTCACTTCATCACACGGTGTTATTACAACTGGTGGATTTCAAACAACATCAGAAGCATTATGGTGTGGCAAAAAACTATTAGTAATTCCTATTATTGGTCAATATGAACAATTATGTAATGTTGAATCATTAAATAATCTTGGAATAATGTCAGGAACATTAGATACAATTCCCGGCTTTTTAATATCTAAAAATAAAATTAATAAAAATTGGGAAGATCCTACTAATAAAATAATAGAAAAGGTTTTAAGTTAATTTTTTTAATATATAAAATATGAAGTATTTAAAAACAAATGAGGGTCTATTCAATGGTAAAGCTGAAAAAGCATTTTCTAAATTAATTCAAGATTTTGAAAATAAATTAACAAGTGATGGATATAATTTTACGAATGAACCTAATAAATTACTTATTAATAGACCAAATAAAAATATTTTAAAAACTGAATCTTATACAATAACTGATAAAAATAATATTACATATTTATTAAAAATTGTTTTAGTTAAAGAAACTTTTGCAAAATCTTTTATTCATGCTAGAATTGATGCTACTAAAAAACATGATGATGGTAGCATCATAAAAATTAATAACTCAGATTATGGATATGGACATAATGAATTAGATAACATTGATTTATATAAAAATCCACTATCAAATATTTATGAACTTTTACATATTTGTAAAAATAAAATAGATAATCAAGGAGCAGTAAAAAATATAACTGATAATTTTTATGATAATTTCAGTATTGATGATATAAAAGATAATTTATTTGATTTATCTGATACTTATGGAGAATATAAAATTACTAAAAGTGAAATAAAAATAGCTTCATATAGTATATCATTTATTGATAACTATAAATTTTTTAATAATACATCACAAATTTATTCAAATAAGTATTTAAAATGTTCTACTGCATTTGTAGAATTTATAAATGAAATAGATTCTTTAACAAAGAAATTCGATTCAATGGGATTAGAATTAGTAATTAATTTATCTTCTATTATAGATAGTGGTTCTATAAATCTTCATTTATATGCTAAAAATAAAAAAAAATAATATGAAATATATTAAAACTAATGAAGGTTTATTCAATGGTAAAGCTGAAAAAGCATTTTCTGAAATAATTAAGGATCTAGAAAAAAAGTTAGTAGATGGTGGATATGAATTTAAAAAAGAACCAAATAAAATATTTACTGGTATATCAATTAAAAGTATTTTAAAAACCGAGGATTATACTATTATAGAAAAATTTGATAATATAACAATTAAGTATTTGATGAAGGTTAATCTAATAAAAGAAAATATTTTAGATAAACCATATATAAAAGGAATAGTTGAAGGTAACCAATTACTTGACGGTGGTATTATAAAATCAGATGATTCTTCTATTACGGGAACAAGTTTTCTTTCTTTAGAAAAGATAGAACCAGCTGCTAACGAATTATTTAGTATTTTAAATTCTTGTAAGCATGAAATTTTAATAAGAAATAAAACAGAGAAAGATGCAAATTCTTTTTATGAAAACTTTCCAATTGAAGAAATAAAAGATAGGTTAGTTGAATTAGGTGATGAATTTGAATCAAAATTTAAAGTCTCTAAAATGGAAAGCGTAAGTGATGATAGTATAGGTTATAATTTATATATAGATTTAGACTTTAAATTTAATAAAAGATATGAGGGTAGCGATTATATAAAGGTTGATAAGCAAATGGATACATATTCTAAAATTATTTCTGAAATAAATAATATTAGTAAGACTTTTAATTCTATGGGACTTACTATGTTTTTTGCAATTAACCTATTAAATGAAAGGGGATCTATATCCATGAAATTATACGAAACTAAATCAAAGTCCAAATAAATTATCTATAAATCGAATAAACTATCTATCCTCATTTCTCTATTTCTCTGTTCAAATGTTTGAATAAATTTCCATTTTACATATCTAAGTTCTAAGTAACCATAGTATTCATCTTTTTCCCATCTAAATATCATATCAAAAGAGTATTCACCTTCAATACAATCTTTATCAAATACAAATTCATCTTCTACTAATGATTTTAAAACTTGTGAGTGATCTGCTCTACCAAGTTTAATATAAAAATTATCTTCTTTAAGATCTTTAAATTTAAAGTCGAAAAATTCATTTAAGATTAAATCTCCAAATCCAGATACTATAACAACACCTGATTCATCAAGTTCAATTATATCTTCAAGTATTTTCTCGTAATCCATTATAATATTTTATCTAATTGTATATCGCGATTAATCATATTATACAAACCCTCATAAGTCATTTCATTAACCAATATTCCTTTATAGTAAATGTTAAACTCATTAAATGATGTGGTATCACCATCAAATCTTGGAAGTTCTCCATTATATCCTCTATAACTAACCATTGTTAGTCCATTAAAAAATCCCATCCAGATTCAATAATTTTGTTATTTTTCCAGTTAGAATAATCTGAATCACATTGAACAGGATGTCCTTCAATATAATATTTTTCTGGTTTAGAAATAAATAAAAAATCTTGGCTTGAAAAATCAATCTTCATTTAAAATTCTATTAATTTTTAATTCTCTTAAAAATATTTTAATCTTTTTTTTATCTACCCTTAAAGCACTAGATGGTGTAACACCATGAGGCATTGAATAAGTTAAAATATTATTATTTTCTTTATAAGTATACCAAAAATAATCAGCCTCAGGTTTTCTAAGTAAAATATTTAGTATTTCTGATAATGATTCTGATCGTATTTTTTCCCAATCAGAGAATACCTTTATTTTTAAATTTTGAATATTACTGTGTAGTACTGAATCATCATCGATTTGAAATGAAATAAGTAATTCTTTAATTTCATTTATTTTTGGATGATTACTTTTAACTAACCAATCATCAAAATTCTCATTAAAACAATCTAGTAAATTTTTTGCATCCATTGAAGTATAGTATTTTTTCTTAAATTGGAAAGTGGTTTCAATTCCCTATCTATAACTTCTTTTCTAAAATCTGCCTCAGGATATAAAGGTCCTGATATCATCAAAGATGTTGATATTCCTTCCATCGGTTTTACGTAATGTAAAGTATGTGTGTTAGTCATTTGATAATAAGATCCAGCAGACATAATTAATTTTGATACAGTTGGAAGTTTATAAGCTTCTTCAGAATTAATTTCTTCTTCACAGTAAGCTATACCCATTTCATATGATCCGTCAATTATTTTAATTGATGATGGCCATCTATGTTTATGAAATAAACAAGGTTGATCAGTTGGATGTATTAGATGTATAAATAAACGATGATCATTATCGTATTGTGTCCAAAGCCTTTCAACTCTTGGTGGATAATAATCTACATCTAGTGTGTTCCAAATTTCTGGTTGTTTTAGTAATCTGGGTAGATGTAATTCAGCTTCTTTTAAATGTTCAATAGTAGAGTAAATCATTTAAATTGGTTTTAGTTTATTAATTATTTCCATTTTCCTCTCAGGGAAAAGAATAAAATAGATTTCAATTGGTGTGAATTTATTATTACTTCTTGGAAAACTATCCTCTTTTAAATCTTCAATTTTAGTATCTTTTGTAATTAAATTATCTGATGTTATTAGACCTGGAGAACATCTAAGTGATAACTCAATTACTCTTTTTGTGTATCCAATTGATCTAATATCTCTATAAATATTAGATTCTTCATTTAATTTTTCACGATCTGTTCTAAGACCATAATAATTTAACCAATTGGTTTCATGTTCAATTAATCTGTGTAATAATTCTTCTGTCATTCTCTATAAATTGGTCCGGTTAAGACACTATTAGTTATATTTACATTTAAATTTCCTGATATTGGAATACACCCTGTATTTATTGTTAAAGTTACATTCCAATTTCCAGTTGGGAACTGGTGAGTTGGGTTTTGTAAATTAGATTGTGTTCCATCTCCGAAGTCCCAAATATACGTATAATTTACCGGATTACAAGAAGAATTTAAAAAAGGAGCATTAAATTGAAATAAATTACAACTTAAAGCTGATGGTGTTGGTATAGATACAGTTTGTATATTATAATATGATGCAAAATTTGGAAGACCCATTGAACTATTTCTACCTGCCAATGATATACTAAGATTAGAATATCCACATCCTACACCAACAGTATTTGGTGAATTTATAACTGATAATGATGTATTATTTCTAGCTACATATATCTTTGAATCCGGCCCAATCTGTAATGATCCTATAAAAGCACCTGCATTCGATATCACCGTTCTACTTGCTTGAATTTGTGGAAGTGTTCCAGCACATAAATTCCATTGTAAAAGTAATCCTTGATTACATCCACCATATAAAACTTTACCATTAGGTGAAAATTCACAACCATATATACCAGTTTCAGTTGATAAAACTTGAGCATTACTAACCCACCCCGTTGTTGGATTAAAGTCATATATTTCTATTCTATTTAAACCATAGTAACAAGCAGCTAACTTTCGTCCATCTGGACTAGATTTTAACTGACCATAAGATGATTGTGTGACACCAGTAGGTACTAAACCACCTACTGACCAAGCTTGTATGTTACCAACTCCTATTGGATCAACTGACCAAGTTCTAAATACATTTGAGTTCCAATCTTTAGTTATAATCCATAAATCTCTATTATTACAGTTTCTAACAGCGCAAAGTTTCTCGCTTGATAATTGTGGAGGCACAAGTAGTGGTATATTTTTATTAGCCGTTACTGCACCTAATCCTAAAGATAAATTCATATTTACTTCTGACCAACATATACCATCTGTGCCAGCATCATTATCACTTGTAAAGATATAATAAATGTTATTAGATAATGGTTTTTGAACTATAATTGCAGATTGAGTAGATGATATATGTCCTAATAATCCGGCACCATTTGTCATTACAACATGATTTCTATTCCAAACACTTACACCATTTGTATAAAAAAGTAAATTACCAGAATTATCTGACATTGTAGCAACTCCTTCAGTTGTTGATAAAGCGCCATTAGTTAATGCAACTGGTGATCCAGAATTAAATGTTATTCCAGCAAGATTACCAAAGTACCAATTGGAATTGGGTCCTACTTGTGAATACAATGGTAATTTTAATAAAAGAATAAATATTATTAGATGTAATTTTTTCATTATTTTAAGTCAATAATTTATTTATTTATAAAATTACCAATCTGTTCACTTTATATTCTATTTTAATTAATGTGTTTTATTTATTAATATATAAACCTATGAGATATATAAAAAAATTTAATGAAGCACTTAAAACTGAATGTCAGACACCTGATGCTCAATTTAATATTGAGATAAAAGATGAAAAAGTTTCAGTTGAAGTAGAATTGCCAATGAAATTAAATTTAACAGAAGATGAGGCTAAATTATTAGAATCTAATATACATAATGTAATGGAATTAGTATTAGCTCCTTATTTTAAATCTTAGTACCAAGAGTTTAAAATTTCCTTTAATTCTTTTTAAAATGTTTTTATATTCCATATAATATTTCGTTAATTTTCTTCTCTCTTTTCTTTGATAAATAGACCGATAAAGATATTGCGACTCTTTCAGTACCTAATAAAGTCCTATATAGTGCTAGAATTACATCTCCACGTAGAATAATATTATCAAAAGCTAAGAAACTACTTTTATCCTCAATTGGGATAAATTCTTTAATTATATCATGATCCCAATTTTTCATCTCAACATTTATTTAATAAATATATCTAAAATTTAATTAAATACCTAATTCTTTTTTAAGAATTATACTGATATTATTTAAATCTTTAAAGTGAATCCTAATTAATTTAATATTATTATCAATACAAAATTTATTTTTCCTCTCATCATTAATCTTAGTTTGAGTAAATTTTAATATTGATTTTTCGATATTTGAAAATGGTTCAAAATGTTGCCTACCATCAAACTCTATACAAATATTTCTATTTGGGATAAAGAAATCAAATTTTAACTTCTTTGATATTCCTTTAAGATTATCAAATGTCTTTTGTATCTCAAATTTAATATTATTTTCATTTAAAAATTTCATAACCATATTCTCACCTTTAGATTGATTACAAATTGAACATCCAGAACCCTTTATATGTATTTTAGGAGTTTGTAAAAAATCACCGTGTTTTGGGCATGTTATTATAACTTTACTATTTGTATTTATGTATTCTACTTTTGAATAATCGTAATATCCATTATGAACATTTTTTGAGATTTTTATAAAATCATTATTAGTTCTTGAGAATTTTTTTCTCATTGATTCTTGAGAGCAATATTTACATCCTCTACCTAATAAGTGTTCATGAGGAGTTTGTAAAAAATCACCATGATTCTGACAAGTTATTATTAGCTTTTCTTTATTATGTTTATATTCAGATTTTAAATAAGTATATTTATTTTTATGTATTTTATTTGACTTTGTTATGAAATTCTCAGTATTAGAATATTTTTTATTATTATTTATATCAAAAATACATTTTGGACATCCTTGACCTTGTAAATGTAAATTTGGCGATTTTATAAATTTTCCATGTTTTGGACAAATAATTATTATTTTATCCGAAGATCCTATATAATTTACTAAAGAGTAATCATATTTTTTACCATATAACTTTTCAGCTTTATCTATAAATATTTTATTTTTATCCACAAGCTATATATTAATTAGTATAAATTATCTTAAAATTTTATCAATTTTATCATCACGATTTATAGCTTTATAAACATCTGGTTTTTCATATTTAAAACATTTCCAACAAACATAGTAATTATCTTCTTCATCAAATTTCCAATTATGACCAAACCATTTACATCCAAATTTTTTATTAAATGGAGTTACGAATGAATCTGTAATTATTACTTTTCTTTCGTACCTACTATTTGAAAATTTTTTACGATTTTTATAATTAATTTCTGGTAATCTTAAATAAAGTAATGTCCTAAGATTTTTCCAGAACCTTTTATAATTTTTATCTTTTAAGTCTGATTGAAGACTATAACTTTTTCTAGATGCTCCCATAAATTAATTATTTAGTTATTACACAAATAAGTGTGTGGAACAACCTATATTTATATATATAACTTATGAAAAAAAGTTTAAATGAATCTGAAATAATTACACTTTATAATAAAAACTGGAGTGCCAATAAAATTGCTAAACATTTTTTAGTTGATACAAAAACAATAATAAATAGATTAAAAACTAATAATATTGAAATAAGAAAATATACTAAAAAATATGAATTAAGAAATAATTATTTCAACAAAATAGATACAGAATCTAAGGCATATTGGTTAGGATTTTTAATGGCTGATGGATATAACAGCGGTAAATATATTAGAATAGATATAAAAGATGATAAACATTTAGAAAAATTAAGAGATGAGGTTTATTTTAATAAAGACATGCCAGTTAGAATAAAAAATAATCCTAATGGTGGATATATTTATTATTTAACAATTCATGATAAAAATATAGTTATGGATTGTGAAAAATTTGGAATAGTAAATAAAAAAAGTTTTATAACAGAATATCCAAATATTGATGTTAGTAAAGATAGAGACTTTATAAGAGGTTTATTTGATGGTGATGGTTGTTTAAGCTATAGTAATTATAAAAATTATAGAAAATATGTATTCTCAATAGTTGGATCAGAAAATTTAATGATTTCAGTGAGAAATATATTAATTAATATTGGAGTTAATGTTAGCTTTGGTAAGTGTAAATCTATTTACCGAATATATATAACTGGAAATAGACAGGTTTTAAAAGTTTTAGATTGGTTATATAATGACTCTAAAGTTTTTTTAGATAGAAAATATATAAAATATATTGAATTCATTAAATATGACCTATCTTAATCTTCCCAAATTAAATTTGCTACATTTTCAAACTCACCAAATTTACTATCACACCAAGTTGGATTAACTGGATTATCTTCATATGCCCAATCCTTTAATCCTAATTCCTCAAACCTAGACTTTATTTTTAAATTATAATAATTTGATATTGTTCTAACTCTTCTTTGTATATCTGCTCTAGATATATTATGAGTATTACCACCATCATTATGAATGAATTGTAAATACTCTAGTTTTGGAATTCTTAGCATTTTAGTAGTTAAAAATGTTCTAATAACTAACTCATAATCATCAGCTATTGATAGTCGTCTATTATGACAACCTGCATTAAAATAAGCATTTCTTCTCCAAGCTCTTACATGATTTGGAACACCTACAATATGTCTAATTGTTTTTGGATTAATATTAAATGATTTAGCAACTTGCATAGATTTTCCAAATACACTTTCTTCTCTATAAGAACCATACCCAAATGCAAACCCTTCTCCATATGTTAATGAGTTCCAGTTATTATCAATCTCTACACAATCTGTATAAAAAAATCCACACTCTGGATATTTATTAGAAGCTTTAATTAATGTTTCTGTACAAGTTGGCATTAAATAATCGTCATGATCAAACTCTGCTATTATTTCACCACTACACATCATAGCAGCTCTATACTTAGATTCACCAACAATACCTCCTGATTTCTCTCTAAAATCATATAACTTAATTCTATTATCATTTTTAGACAACTCTTCAGCTATTTTAAGAGTTAATCCACCATCTGTTGAATCATTTACTAAAACCCATTCCCAATTATAATTTGTTTGATTTTTTAAAGATGTATAAGCTTGTTTAAGTTTTTCTCCAGTATTATAAATAGGTGTGAAATACGATACAAATTCTTTTTTATTATCTTGATTTAGTATATAATTCATTGCACATTGATAAACATTCTCTCCAGTTGAATTATCAATATCTTTAGTATGAATCCATCTTGATCTTATATCAAGTGGTTGTTTTCCAAGATTTTGAAATACTGACCAATTATCAGCACAAGTTATTATAGAATCTGGGTTTATTTCTTTTAAATCTATTTGTAAGTTAGAATCATCTTTTCTATAAAATAATCTTAAATCATCACTTTCATAATCCGCAGCTTTCCAAGATTTTAAAACTGGTTCATCATTACCAATGTATAATATTTTTGGTGTAAAATTTGCAGGTTTTTTTAAATAATTATAGTAACAAAGAACTTCAGGTATAAAATGAAAGTTATCTTTATTTGAATTATATATTTTCTCAATAAAATATCCATCAGCTTTATAATCACCTGTAACAAATCTAATATCACCAATTAAATCTCTTCTTAATAAGAATTGTGCCATATCTATGTGTTGAACTTTTGTATTTTCTGGCTTAGCTTCTCTTATATCTAGTCCAGTAAAGTCAATACCTCCAACTTTTTGTGAGAAAATAAATCCTCTTTTTTCTGGGTTTTCTTTAATACATTTTGATAATACATCATAGAAATTTTCATGCATGATATTATCATCATCTAAGAAATAAATAAATCCATCATCTATTTTATCAATAACTTTTGATAATAGTGAATGAGCCATATCACCTTCTTCTCCTTTGAGGAAAAGTGATTGGCCTCCAAGTAGTTGTAAATCAGCTAAGAAGTCAGCATCAATATCTTTGATAACTCTTGTATCAAAAACAACCCACCATTTTATATCAAAAAGAATTGTTTTAAATATTGATTCTTTTACTTTTTGTAAGAATTGTGGTCTTGTACAACGTGTTATTATATTTAATTTAATCATAAAATCATTGATAATTTAATTTCTCTTAAAACATCTTTAATAAAGTTATCTTCTTTATTAAAATTTTTACCTGTTTGATAATCGAATATTGATTCTTTTATATTATCCAAATCTATAATAACCATGTCAGATAGTTTATGAGAATCTATATCTTTATTCCAATCATTTTGTTTCTTACTGAAATAACACCAAAAACTATCTCTTAGTCTATATTTATGTGCAAAATAATTTAGATGTAATTTCTCAATATCAATAAGTGTATCATAAACACCTATAACTTCATAACCATTTTTAATCTTTTCTTTTATTGATATACTATCACCAATATTACTTAATTTAATTAATCCAAACATATTATATCCATTTTATTGAATTTTCTGAATCATCATTTTCAGATAATATTCCAACATTTTTTTCAAATGTTCCTTCTTGTGCAGATATCCACCACTCAGTAGAATTTGGTTGTAAGTTTAAATAATTAGATTTTATATATTCTGATATTTCAATATCATCATATGGACTAACTCCTGATTCAATCAGTTGTTCCTCATTAAGTTCTATTTCATAATCAACATAAACCGTGTGTGATTCTCTATAAATATATTTCATAAATATTATATTATTTTTACCACCAAAGTGCAAAGAAATATTCACTAAAAAGATTAAAACCTTCCCTAAACTCTTCCGATTCTTCTTCTTTCATAAAATCAGAATTTGTAGCTATTTCAAATGATCTAATCATTTTATCTAAAATTAGATCCCATTCTTCTGTTGTTAATTCTGGTGGATAAGCAATTGTACATTCTTTAAATGTTTTAAGTCTTGGTATAATAAATGCAGAAATAGTTGAATATAATGACCAGGTTTCTGATTCATCAAATCCTCTTTCAAGTCTTTGTTTTAAAAACATTTCTTCTCTTTTATCGTCATCTGTGTAAATAGAGAAATTTATATTTGGTATTCCTAATTCTTTTGGATCTTTCATTTTAATATTTCTTTTATTATATAATCTTGACGAGTTTTATAATCAATTTTAGATAAATCAATATAAGGTATATTTTCAATTTCTAAATAAGATTTAATCCACATATCTAAATTTCTAATATCTTCTTCATTATGATATCTAATTCCATCATCTGGATTTGTTGGAATCGGAGGAACATAAAATATATAATCCCATTTTGACAAAGATTTGAGTATTTCTTTTTGAAGATGATTTATTGTTGCAATATCTTTGTCTGATAATGGATTATTAAATAATCTCCTAAAATAAAAATAGTTTAATATTCCAGAAGAATCACAAATAATATAATCTTTAGATCCAATAAACATATTCTCTCGATTAGATTGTTTATAGAAGATTGTTATTTGATCTACTGGAGTGTTTGGTATACCATATTGTGCTATGAAGTCAGTAGCCTCTTCAGATATAAAGATTGAGTTTTCCCCTAATTTTTTTAGTTTTGTGTGAACATCAGTTGCTAGTGTTGATTTTCCAGAATTCGGGGCACCGAATATCGTTATAAGTTTTGACGTCATTTTATTTACATTTTTTGGTTTTCCAACTTTCGGATTTAAATATATATTCTAAAATAACTTTTTTGTTTATGGACATCATAGAATATATAAAATCAAATTTAGAAAATACATCACTTGATAAAATAGCTAATTTTTTAAATTTACACCGCAGGACACTTAATAAGATAATTAAAGATAATAATATAGTAGATGAAAGAACTTACAGGAAATGTAGTTTTTGTAATGAAATTGTTTTTCATAAAAATGTTAAAAATAGAATAAGATGTGAAAATGATGATAAAAAATGTTATAAGTGTATATCTTTGATAAAGAAAGATATTTATAAGGGTGATGGAAATCCATTTTATGGTAAAAGACACACAGAAGAAAATAAAATCCGTTATAGATCAATACATAAAGGTAAAAGGTACTCTAAAGAAACAGAATTTAAAAAAGGACATCATAATCCAGATCAAAAGACTAATTATGAGTATTGGATAATTAAATATGGAAAAATTGAAGCTGATAAAAGAAATGAGATTTTTAAAAAGAAAATATCAATTTTAAATAGTGGAAAACTTAATCCTATGTATGGAAAACCGGCACCCGTTGGATCCGGTAATGGGTGGTCTGGATGGTATAAAAATTGGTATTTCAGGAGTTTATTAGAGTTATCATACATGATATTTATTATAGAAAGATTTAATCTAGCGTGGGAAAATGGTGAGAATAGAAAAAATAAAATGACCTATTTTATAAATGGTATTTGCAGAAATTACTTTCCAGACTTCATAATAAATAACAAATATGTCATAGAGTGTAAACCAAAAAAACTATGGAACACAGAGATAAATATATTGAAATATGAATTTGGTAAAATTCAATGTGAAGAAAAAGGATATATCTTAAAAAGAGTTGATTGTTCTAAAATAAAAAAGAAAGAATTGATTCAGTTGTATCTAAATGATGATGTTAAATTTACCAAAAAATATGAAGATAGGATAAAAAGTATAATTTCAAAAGATCTTTAATTAACAATAAGTTTTAATATATAAAATATGAAATATTTAAAATACTTTGAAAATTTAAATAATAATTTAAAACCTGATGAGTTTGATACTGAATGCTTAGAAGAAATTAAATCTATATTTAATGAATTTGCTGAAGAAAATAATTTCTATAAATTTGAGTGGGAACTCAATTCAAGTCCAGAAGAAATTGGAATACATTATTCATATTTTACTTGGATAGAATTGGAAAATCAACCAAATGAAAATAAAAGTAAATTAGCCACTAAGATACTGAATGATATGATCACTACTAAATATTTTAGTATTTTAGTTAATATTAATGAAGAAATAGAATATAAAAATAAATATGGTGGAATAAAACATACTTCAAAATGGGATGATATTATTCAAAAAATAAATAATAATTTTATTAAAAGAATTGAAACTATTGGTTATAAAGTTAAAATATCAAATGGATCTGCCAGTGTGGGAGATCTTTGGAGTGATACAATTAGTCTAAAAATTGATTACTCTGAGGTATGAAATATTTAAAAACATATGAAGGTATAATAAAATATTCTGAATCATCTTCTATACCAGTTAATGATGAGATTACTAAAATAGTAAATGATTGTTTAAATACTTTAAAAATATATCAAAAAGAAAATATGCAAACTATTGTCAAATATGAACTACCAGAAGAATTAGTTCGTGACCATAACCCGGAACAACTAGTTGAAGACCCTGAATTTAATATTTCTATTGCATTAGAGAAGTTCACATCTTGAAATCCCTTTAAAATCAAGGGTTTTGATAAATTAATATCATAAATTGTTTATATATAAAATAAAAAATAATTTATGAAAATAATAGTAGCCCTTTTCTCTGTTAGTTTGTTTAGCCTATTTACGGGTTTTGTTGAATTTAAACAAAACGTTGATTGCACACATTGTAAAAATATAATTAAGTATGAATCATCTATATATACTGATGAAAATCAACCTAAACCATATTTACATGATGTTGATTCCACTTTTATGGTATATCCTATTCTTGATAATTCTGATATTTCAGGAAAAAAATATATTAAAGATATTAAATTTATTTATAAAGATAAACATTATTGCTCAGATCAATCTAAAATAACTATTGTAAATAAAAATGGTAAATTTAGTGTTAATTCTTTAAAAAGAATGAGTTGTAAAATAATTTCTTATATTAGATTTAATAAAGAACAATCTGATATTTTATCAACAATTCCAACACAAAAAGTTATAATTGAAAATTTAGTAACTGATAATATCTATGAGTTCGAATTAAAAGATAGTCTTTATTTTATAAACTCATATAAAATGCAAGATTCTAATCTTTCTACTGGAGAAAATATAAAATTTTCACCAAAGAAAATTGGTCAAGTTAAGTAATTAATCAAAGTTTAATTCAATATCTGATTTAGCAAATGACTGACAAGTAAGAATATAACCATTCTCAACTTCCTTGTCAGTCAAAGCTAAATTATTTATCATATTAACTTCACCAGATATTAGTTTACACATACAACTTGAACAATGACCTTCAAGACAAGACCAAGGTATTTCAAAATCTTTTAAGTTATTAAGAATTGTTTTATCCGGAGATATTTCTATCTGATGAACTTTATCATATATTTTGAATTTTAAATTCATAATAAATATATGTTTTATTTACTTAAAGTTTAATTTCATTATCATCATCCCATCTCTTCATTAAATTCTTATATGAATTGCCAAATGGACTTTTATATGGTTCAGTTGATCTTCTATTAAATATAAAATTATCTTTCCAAGTACAATGATCCATTAAATGATCATGCACAATATTCATTGGAGTTCTATTTAAAATTTTATCATCATAATTGAGTCCAAATTTTTCACAAACATCCTTTACCATTTCATCAAGAAGATCATATTCAACAGCTCCACCAGTAGATAGATTTTTATAAGCCTTAACTGGATCTCCATCATAATCTTCTGCCTCATCTGTGCCTATGTACTCATAAACTCTTTCTTGTAATTGAGAATCAAACCATTGTGTTGGATATTCCTTTTTAAGATAATCTTCAATTTTTGATTCTAAATCATCAGATTCATTAAATTTTTTAATGTATTTCATTATATCTAATATATTTTTGCATTCTTCCTGATAATTCAAATAAATATTGATTATTTTAGATATCTTTTTTTGTTTTGATTTATCTTCAGCTATATAAAAATCACTAAACTTTGTAATAAAATAACCATCATAACACGATATTTCTATATGAAATTTTAATTTATTATCATTTATTACTGCTGATAAATTTTTACTTTTCATATAAATATTAGTATCAAGTTTTATCTTTGGAAATTCATTTTTCAACCAACAACTAGCATTATTAAAAATAAAATCAATACTCTTACCGTTAACTGAATATTCAATTTTAGCTTTGTATTTACCATCAACTTTTTCAATTCTTTGAGAATATGATAGTGTTGATATAAATAATAAGAGTATTAATAATATTTTCATAATTTATATATTAATTTTTGATTGAACAAATTTAGTATTTCTAATACTTTTCATATTATTATTAAGAAATAGTAAATTACTAATAACACATTTAGCGTTATTTTCATAATATTTTAAATAATGATCAATGTCTAAAGAATATATCTTATTATCTTTTAAATAAAACCATTTATCATCTCTAGTGAATACTTTAAAATATGTACCATTATCAAAATCATATTCATAATGACCTGGTTTATCTGTTCCCCATTTAAAAGTTGATTTAGGGTTTAAAAAAACATGATTAGATGTTTTTTTAAGATAGTTGATTACTTGTTGTCTGTTTTGATCTAGTGTTTTCATAATTATTATTTATTTTTTAGTTTGTTTAAAATTTGTTTACCTCTTTGATTGATTGATTTCCATTTGATTTTAAATGAAAGAGAATCTAATCCTCCAAACATTTGAGCGTTTGAATGTACCTCTGATAACCCAGTTAATAGTAAAGTTAATGCAAAAGGATTTTTACAGAATTCATCAACACCATCTGATTTTAAAAGATGGATATACATATCGTGACGAATTAATTCTGCCGCAACATCATTATTAGAAATTTGTTTGAAAATTTGATATGATACCTCTGCATGATTTGGGAAATGTCTTTTACCATCATCATCTATTGTTAGACAAAATGGTTTTCCAGAATCATGATATTTTGTATATAATTTAAGGGTATCATCATCAGGTAGAGATGATAAGATCAGATCTTTATTGGTTAATAACCAATCTGGTAATATCCAATCATATTTAAGTTCATCACCGGTTCTTAGGTGATTTATAAGGTCAAAGAGATAATTCTTTACAGAAATACCATGGTCAAGAACAGAAACACCTTTGGTCTGTTCACAATTTTTCATCGCGGAGATGACAATTGATTTATTAATCTAATTCATATTATTTTAATTTTAATTTTGTTTTTAATTCTTTTAATAAATGTGGGTGTGACCACTTTTCATCCTTTATCTCTACTTCTATTACATTCTCATTAGTTATTAAATCTTTTCTAAATTGATATAAATTGATATTATAAGTTTTATCAGATGTCCCATTAATTCTAAATACACTACCATTTTCCATTTGAATGAATAAAGTCCCTTTTTTATATTTAGCTTTAACACCATTATCATAAACTATTTCAGTATCTTCTTTAACCTTCCAACCTTTTATTTCATATTTTTTTGGTTCTTGTCTATTAACATTCAATAACTTATCAAGTTTAAAGCTTCTATATTCTTGTTGTTCCATTGAATATAATGGTTTTAGTCTCCATTCATATCCATGATTTTTAGATAGATAACATTTAAGGGCTGCTTCTGATGCTGAAACTGCTGAATGGTATATTTTTCTATTCCAAGATGTTTCCCATGGATACAATTCACCTTTACTATCTTTCCATCTAACTTCAATTGCCCATCCATATGGTTTCATACCTTCTACAATACCTTGTGTCTGGAAGTTAATTGAATCTTCAACAGCCCAATCTTTATTATTAATTGTATAATAATAATCTGGTTTAACCACAGATTTAGGTTTTTTATTTTTTCGAAAAAAATTTAATATTCTCATACTACAACAGATTTATTTTTAAGAGATAATGGTAGGTGCGATAAGCTCTTACGAATATCTTTAGTTCCATAAAGGCAAATAGATGTCCATTGATCAACATCAGGTTCAAAAAATTTGACCGCGGGTGTTAATTGAGAATATTTTTCGTAAAGTTTTAATAATTGTGCCTCTGAATTACAGGATAGGCAGATAATGGAATTAGATTCTTGTTTCCACTTTTTAAAGACTTCTGGATGCTCGTAAGCGAAGTCTGCGAGCGAATGTACTGTTTGTGGTACAATATATCCATCTGTTTTTAAATCACTTCTTGTTATAGTGATTAACTTTGTTTCTTGAAATTTATCAATCTAGTTCATAATATAATTTATTTTTTGTTTTAATATTTTTTCTATATCTTCATTATATTTTATTCTAATTAATGAGATATTGTTTTTATCACAGTATATATTTTTAATATCATCGTTCTCTTTCAATATATTAAAAGATTTTTCTCCACCAAAAAATTCCAATGGTTCAAAGTGTTGCTTCCCATCAAACTCTATACATAAATTTAAACTTGGTATAAAAAAGTCAAATTTTAGTTTTCTACCTTTTAAACTTAAACAATCATTAAATTTACTTTGAGTAATATATTTAATTCCACAATTATCTAACCATTTTTTTATGAATTTTTCCCCATTTGATGTTGAACAACCTGGACAACCATGTCCTCTTAAATGATGTCCTGCCTGTTGTTTAAAATTCCCATGACTATTACAAATAATATCAACACTATTTTTCAATGATGTGAATTTAGATTCACTATAATTATATTTATTATTATGTATTTTATTACATTCTAAAATAAATTCCTCGGTACTTCTTCTATGTTGATTAGTACATTTTTTACATCCGTGTCCTTTATAATGATGTATAGGAGTTATTATAAATTCACCATGAAATGGACATGTTACAATTAATTTGGTTTTGTTATTTTTATAAAATGATTTTTCATACGAATATTTATTTAAATGAATTTTATTTGATTTAGAAATAAAATAAAAAATATCTTCTCTAAGTTTATAACTTTTATATTCTAAAGCACATTTAGGACATCCGTGATTGTTTATATGATTTTTTGGTGTTTGGTTAAATACACCATGTTTAGAACATATTATACTAACTTTAGTGTTGGTATTTATATACTCAACCATAGAGTAATCATATTTACCATTATGTATAATTATTGATTTTTTAATAAATTGATTTTTCATATAGTTATATATAAAATATTGAAAATCATTTTTTTTCTGGATTTTAACCTACATATTACTCATTTTACTTATTTTTATTTTATTTGTGCGAGTAGGACGGGTCGAACGCCTTATCTCTAGGTTTAGAATCTAGTTGTCACACCACGTGTCATTTAAGATTCTACTCGCTTATTTATTACATTACAAATATACTAAAAAGTTTTCAATCTCCTAATAATTTTTTCAAATTATTTTTTCGGTTTTTTAACCTTCTAGAAAAATCTTGCAATTCCTCATCATGATTAGTTTGACCAGTCATTAGAATAAAATCAATCTGCTCATCTAGATCAATCTGTTCACCTCTTTTTTCTTTCTCAAGCAACTCATTAAGTTTATTAAAAAAATTGCCAAATTCTATTTGATTCATCATATACAAATATAATTAAAAATTTAATATATATGCTTAAATGATAATTAAATATAAACTATTTGAATCCATTGATGATGATAACACATTATGGATCTTTGATTTTGACGACACACTTGTTGATAGTCCAAAAATTGAAGAACAAATATTTGATTTTTTGAATGAGAATTTAAAAATCAGTGATTTATTAGAGTATCTTCTAAATCAAATAAATGCTAAGATTAGTGATCTAAAATTTGATAATGGTAGATATTATGTGAATGACCCAGAATATAAAATAAATACCAAAAAAACTGATTGGGTTAGAAAAAAAGAAAGAGTTTATCTAACAGCACCAGATAGATATTATTATTCAAGTTTAAGTTTTCCAGATAAAATAACAGATATATCAGAGATATATAAAAGAGTTAAAAATAAAGCTATCGTAACTGCAAGGTATGATAAGATAAGATATAAAGTAGAAGAATATTTAGAAAAATTAGGATTTGATATGCCAAATCATGGTTTATATTGTTATCCAGGCCAATTAATATATAATAAAAAATCATCATCTTGGAAAGGAGATGTCATTGTTGAACTTATACAAAATGGTAAATTCAATAAAGCTGTTTTTTATGATGATAATTCAAAAACAATTAGAGAAGTAAGAAAGATTACTAAAGATAAATTACCTCAAATAGATTTTGAGGCTATAAAAGTAAAAGGTTGGTGGACTTAATATGAAAATAAAATCTTATAAAGAATGTAATGAGAAATATAATAATGAAGATAAAGAGGATATCAATCATGTTGAAGATATTTTAATTGGATTAAAAGATTTTGGAATAGATTTTAATATTATTAAAGATAAATCAATAGGAAAATATATATTATTAATAAGAGGTACAAATTTAATACCTTTTGAATCTTTTGGTGAATTTTCCTCAGAATTAAATGATTGTATTAAATCTATATCAAATTTTGTTAAAAATTTTCAAATAACTTTCTTTGATATAAGTAATAGAAATTTTAATGGTGATGGTGAAACAACAAAAAATTTAAATGTTTACATTTATATTGTATTTGATTTAAATTAAAAAGGATTACTAATTATATTTCTATTTTTATCCATTAAAGATATATTACTAGGTTCAAACTTATTATCGGTAAATATAATTTCACCTTTATCATTTTTTAATATAATTTTATTTCCTGTATATTTATCAACTTGTCCTGAATATTCTTTACCTTTAATTGTAAATTCTGCAAAAACATCACCTTTTAATATATTATCTTTAAATAATTTCTTTTTATAAATAGTTTCTGGGTCTTGAAGATATTTTAATTTTTCTTCATAATCTTTCATCTTTTTATCAAAAATAGTTGTAACTTCTGAAAGAATTATATCATAAACACCTCTTGTTTTATCATATTTACCAATTGAATAATGTGTAACATTTTTTACTGGTTCTGATGTTTTACAATGTCTTTTATTACTTCTATTAGTAATAAAATTCCAATGGTCAGATACTCTGTATGATTCATCGGGTTTATGAGACCAACTTATATCATCTGAAGAATAAAATGATTTAGAATATGGTGATTTGTGTATAACTGGCCATTTTTTCATCATTTCAATTATAGAGTCAGGAACTCCATATTGTGGTAAATCATCAGTTGTTATATTTGTACCAGTTGGTGATGGGTTATTTTGATGCCATAATTCACGTTTTATTTGGCTTTTACTTTTTTCTTCACTCTCAAAAATAAAATCTTTAAAATTTAATATCATTCATTATATATTAAGAATTCTATCTATTTTTTCATCTCTTAATTTATCGATATCTATGAAATATTTATGAAAGTCTTTTTCAGTTATAGGATACCAAAATGATTCTCTTTCACTTTCTCACCTACTTGTGGCCAATCTCTGAATTGACCAGAAAAAATATGATTAGTTTTAATATTTTTTTCAGATTCAAGTTTTTTAGATGAAATATTCTCTAATTTTACTACTTTAGATTTTATCATATTAAAAATTAAATATATAATGTATGAAAAAAGTCAATGAACATAAGGATAATAAGAATAATAATTTTATGGATGAAGTTGTTTTAACATTTTCAAATAAAAAATCTTTGCTAAGTTCTAAAAAAATTGAAAGATTTGTTGTATTTAATTCTTTTTTAGTTTTAACTATATTTTATGTTTTAAAAAATATAACTACATTAGAACCTAGAGATTTTTTAGAAATAGTACTTGTTTGGTTAGCTTATGGTGGATATAATTCATTTATGTCTTTTAGAGACAAAAAATTAGATTCAAATCCAGAACCTGATCCTAATCAAGACGTTGTTTAATTAATTTATAACCTACCATATAACTTTTGTAATCTATAATTAATAGATAAATAATTTTATCTATTAATACACTAGTTAAATTACATTTAATTCCATTTTCATCAGATACTATAAAAACACTTAATCTAGTACTAATTTTTGAGTTGGTTGGTAAAACACCAACCAATTCAGATTCATAACTAATTATATCATAACATTCTATTCGATTTGATAAATTTGATATTTCTACTATATTTTCATTTATATCAATTGATAATACATTGTAAGCTGAATTTAATTCTTTCCAATTCAAAGAATCTTCTACTTTTTCAACAACTCCTATAATTTTTCTGTATAGTTTATAATCTTGAGTAAAAACATTTGTTGATAAAATCAAAAATGTAAGTAATGTAAATATTTTAATCATTTGTAATTATTTTTATAAATATAATCATATATTTCCTAAAATAGAAATTGTTCTTGTTATTTTTAATTTAATATATAAAATAAATAATAAAAACTAACTTGGCTTATATTCTACAAGAAAACCCAATGCCATTTGTTGGAGGGTTTATAACATTTGAAGTTGATAGTAATAATTGGGCAACTTTTGGTCAAACTGTTTTAGTTTCCACACCAAACCCTGGTTCTATTATTATTGGATATTTTATAGTTTATAATATTATTTTCACACCCAGATTATTATTAGTCTGTATTAATGACCCAAATTATTCTGAAATTAATTTAGCTCCAACAACTCCTATACCTCAAGGATCTTATATAGGACCAGGAGATCCTGGCATCACTGGACCTCAAGGACCTACTGGAAATCAAGGACCTCAAGGACCTACTGGAAATCAAGGACCTCAAGGACCTACTGGAAATCAAGGACCTCAAGGACCTACTGGGACAACCGGATCACAAGGACCAACGGGACCTGGAATAGAAGTTTTAAATTTTTTAGATAATAGAGTCTTAACATCTGACGGAACGCCATATGGAGCAAATGCTGAAGAAAACTTAACATTTGATGGATCATTGTTAGTTGTAAATGGTGGAGCAACTATATCTGGAACATTAAGTGTATCTGGATATATTTTACCAACTTTTGATGGATTATCTGGACAATTTATATATACTAATGGATCTGGAGTTCTAGGATGGACATCTGGATCAACTGGATCAATATTTGGATCACAAGGACCACAAGGAATAGGTGGTGGATCTACTGGACCACAAGGTATTATTGGTTCTATTGGTTCTACTGGTTCTCAAGGTCGTCAAGGTTTAACTGGACCTCAAGGACTTGGTGGTGGATCTACTGGACCACAAGGAGACTTAGGTCATGCGGGGTCTCAAGGTTTAACTGGATCTCAAGGTTTAACTGGGCCTCAAGGATTGACTGGACCTCAAGGATTGACTGGACCTCAGGGTTTAACTGGACCTCAGGGTTTAACTGGACCTCAGGGTTTAACTGGACCTCAAGGTTTAACTGGACCTCAAGGTTTAACTGGACCTCAAGGACCGGGTTCCACAGGAGGAAGTGTAGGAGCCATTGTTTTTCAATTCGATGGAGCAGGTGGTGTTATTCCAACTGGACAATATGCTGGATTTTCAAGATTACCTTATAACTTTCTAATAACAGGATGGAATATTTATTCAACTGTTAGGAGATCTGCAATAGGTCTAACTGCTTCTATTGTAATAGATACTTATAGTGGGGAAGTATTTCCAAATACAACAAGTATTTGGGGAACTAAGCCTTCTCTAGTATCACAAACAAATAATTCAGCAACAGGTCTTTCTATTGGACTTACTGCTGGAAATATAGTTGCTTTTAATGTAGATTCATCTACATTAGGTCAAATGATTGTTATTACACTCACCGGAATTAAATCTTAAAAACAATTAACTAAGATTTTATATATAAATAAAAATAAATAAAATTATGCCAACTACATTTAATCTTGCATCAGCAAAAAGTCCTGTTTTTCTAAACAGTGTCAAGGCTGCAATGGTTTCTTATGCAACGTTCATACAGAAAACTTCTTCTCCGATAGTTTCACCTAGTTCTGGATACAAAGCATATGATAAACAAATGGCACTTGCTAAACAAGCTATTCAAAATCCTGATCTATATGTTGAAGCAGCTGCTAGACTTATACTAACTAATCAACCAGATATTGAGTTTGTAACAACTAGTATTATAGATTATTTAATCAGTGGTAATCCAACGAGTACAAACGTATTTGGGTGTATTGATTATTTAAGTAATTCTCCTGGAAATGGATGGCAGCAAGGATATCCAACATCAGGTGTTCCTGGAGATACTATATGGGACGCATTATCCGGTGTTAATCAATCAGATTTCTTATAAAATCTTGAGTTTAAAAAATTTTATTATTAAATGGCTACAATAACTGCATCTGCATTATCTACAAGACAAATAAAAGAAACTCTATTTACAATAGTGGAATTCACTGAAATAGTTGAGATACCACATTTTTATCCTGAAACAATTTCAGATGAGGCTTTTCAGGTTAATATTGAACAAAATATTAAAATTGTAGCTGATGCTTTAGTTGCTAAAGAAATTAAATCTCAAGAAATTGAAAATAAACTACCTATTTTAGAAATAGGAATAATTAAATCAATAATATAATATGCCAACTTGGACAGGAGCTTTAAGCACAGACTGGAATACCGCAGGTAATTGGATTTCTCCATCAGCAGTTCCAACAGCCGCTACTTCTGCTATATTTACAGGAACTCCAACTAATAATTGTACAACTGGTACCTCTAATAGAGTTTGTGCATCTTTAGATACAACAGGCTATTTGGGTACTCTTCAGATAGGAAGTACTACTGGTGGAACATTAACTGTAAGTGGAAACGTCACATTAGGTAGCAGTGTTGGTCATATTACAGGTAGTGCGCTTTTAATTATGAGTGTAACATCAACTTTAGATGTAGCAACGGGTGTTACTTTACCAAATTTAGGATTAATAAATGCTATTACTGTAACTTTAACTAGAACTACAAATATTACCAATTTGAGTAAAGGTGCGGCTAATTTAAGCACCATTAATCCTGTTTCAGGTACAATGTCCATAATTATTACCAATG